GCAAGTGCAAAACCAATCGGTCCAAAAGCTATGGCCAACGCTATGGCAGATCCAGCTAAAAAAGCCAAGATAGAAATGAGTGCTAGTAAATGGGCACTGGCTGACTTTATGACAAAAAATGGTTTTAGAACCGACCCAGGAACGCTAACTGTTGAATATACCGCTAGTGGGAAAAGTTTTTCAGTTGACTTGATTATACGTCCAAGAAATGCTTGGCCACTACATACTCATGATTTTGCAACTGATCCAAAAATGCGTGGTGGAGATTTATGGATTAACATGTATCCTGTGTTAGCTAAACTTGCTAGTAAGACAGTTTTTACTGATCCAAAAACTGGTGAAGAAAAAGGCAATATACAATTTAGTCCTGATAAAGGCTTAGTGGACAGAGATACTAATAAAGTAATTGCCATTGATAAAAATGACATTGCCAAAATTTTATTAGGTCCACAATTTAGTGCAAAGGATTTGTCAAGTATGACAGGTATTAGAAATGCGTTATCTAAACAACCTGAAAAGTTGTCAAAACTACCACAGCCACAAGAGCAATAAATACAGTTATGAATTTATTTGAACTTTTTTCACCCACTAAACAAGCTATTATGGAAGGCATTGACCATCCAGAAGATCTCATTATCTCACAAGGTAGTGCAGGTGCTGACAGGGTATTAAAAGATTTAGCAAGTTTGGAAAAAGATCCAAACACAGTTACAGTCAAGTGGGACGGATTCCCAGCAGTTGTGTTTGGTAGAGACAAGGGCGGAAACTTAGTGTTTATGGATAAACACATGTACGAAAAAGTAGCCTCTGGAAAAATGGACTTTATGTCTATTAAAGATTATGACGAAAGTCGTGGTGCTAATCGTACAAGTTTGATTGATCAAGAAAGTATTATACGTCCGCTATTAAGTAAAATAGTTCCTAACGTCAAAGATCAATATTGGATGGGTGACTTGATGTGGACTGGTACGCCGCCAGTTAGTAATGGCGCATTTGTGTTTAAACCAAACACTGTAGAATATCAAGTTGATATAGATCAAACTCCAGGCGTTGGAGATTCATTAAGCGATAACATTGCCAGAAGTGGGGCAGGAATTGCAGTGCATACTTTTATTCCTGGTTTAGGTCAGCCTGATCAACCACTTGTTGGACTTAAAGGTTTGCCAGAAGATGCTGGTATTACTTTCCTAGTTGGAGAGATGAAGGACAAGCCACGTGTTGCAATTAATCCTGAACTATTAAATCAAACACAACAAATAATTAATTCTAATAGAAGTGCTGTAGACAAGTTTTTTGTTGACTTAACTGCAATGAAGGGCAAGAGCGTTATAACTGCTATGGGTCCGTTCATTACACGTATGTTAGAAGACAATGACATCAAAGGTGACATTGTTCCTAGATTCTTAGAGTTTTTAGGCGAACGTTTAACTGACAGTGCTAAACAAAAAATGTTAGGCACAAATAAAGATGGTTGGCTTTACCAAGAACAGGGCGGTGCTCCTGGACTACTTGGCATTTGGACTATGTGGGCCGCAATTACTGAATTAAAATTAAACGTTAAACAACAAATTGACACACAACAGCAAGGTAGTAAAATACGTGCTGTTACTGATGGTATCAATGCACATGAAGGTTACGTGTTTGGTGCAGGTAAAGACAAATTAAAACTAGTTGATCGATTAGGATTCAGCAGAGCAAACTTTGCTAAACACAAAGTTAGTGATGAAGAAGTAGCTGAAAAAAGTAAAATGCCGCTAGCTGTTTTTTGCTTTGGTCGTATGAACCCGCCAACAATGGGACACGGACTTGTTTTAAATAAAACAGTTGAACTTGGCAAACAAAATGCATTTGTATTTTTAAGCAATAGTGTTGACCCAACAGATAATCCACTATCGCCAGCAATAAAAGCAAAATTTATTGAACAAATTTATCCTACTACTAAAGGTCATATTGTTACAGATTTTGTACAAAGTCCAATATATGCTGCCAACTGGCTGTATAGTAAAGGTTATCGTAACATGGCATTTGTTGCTGGTAGTGACCGACTAGGAAAAGAAAAAGGTAGTATTGAAAAACTACTTAGTAGTTGGAACAGTGGACCAGTTAGAAGTACTGATCCAGCTGGCGCTAGAGACTTTGTAAATATGCAGTACATAAGTGCAGGAGATAGAGATCCTGACGGTGAAGGAGTTACTGGCTACAGTGGAACTAAAGCTCGTCAAGCAGTGACTGCGAACAATGAACAACAGTTTCAAAATTATACTGGAATTGGTAGCGACATTGTGGTTAACGGAAAAACGTTATACCAGTCAGTCAAAGAAGGTATGGGCATAAGAGACCAGGCACTAGCGCAACCTGCTGTTGTTAAACAACCTGCAACGCCAAATGTACAAGTAACTAAAAAGATTCCAGGAAAAGCACCAGCACAGGAGTTGGACACAATGAATGAAACTACCTTAAAAAATAAGGAAGATTTACAAGCAAAACGTAAAGCATTACAAGATATTCAGATGGATAAACATACACATAAGGATCCACAATTGAGTGCTGAATTAGCTAGACGCAAAGCATCTTTAGAGCGTGAAGCAAAGAAAAAAGGTATTGCTGAATCAATTGTTGAGTCAATTGGTATTTTAGAAGAACAACAAAATTTCTTAAGAAGACAAAAGTTAAATGAGGCACCAATTGAAATGGATCCACAAAATCCAAATGATCCAATGGTTATGCCTCCTGGACTTAATCCAGGTAAATTAAGTTATCGAAAACAACGAGCTGCCGCACAATTAGCAGATTTAGCTCGTATGGCTTCGCAGGCAAATGAAAAGAATAGTGCTATAATGTGGGATAGTATTGTTAGACATTTTCCAGAATTGGAAACAAACATTCGTAGCATACAACATGGTATGCAAGAATTAGAAAAAGTGCGTCGTGCAGGCGGCAAACGAAGCAAGGGAATTGAAAAAATATGAAAATTACACAACTTTTAGACGAAGCAAAAAAAGGTGTTAAGGCACCTAAGCATACTGTCAAACCTAGAAACTTTGTAGCTAAAAACGCTATAGCCACTACTAGTGGTGCTGGCGCACACAAGGATAAAAAGAAAGCCGCTAAACAAGGCGATGTTAAGCACAAAGGCAAAGAGCTTGCTGAAGATACTCGTGCCGAGTTAGCTTTTAAAGATTTAGATGCAGAAATATCAGGCGACAGTACCAATGTATCTGATCTAGAACAACGAGCATCAGCATTAAGAAAACAAATGCCTGTGCAAAAACCAACTCGAGTAGCTGACTTACCAGATGTTGATCAATACGAAAATGCAAAAAGATTTGGAAAATTTAATGGATCATACGGGGATTGGTTAAAAAATAAAGGCATGAAAGAAAATACATTGCAAGGTGTGGAGGAAGAAAAACAAAAAGGTGTTGATGGCAAGGCCTGTTGGAAAGGCTACAAGCGCATGGGCACCAAGAAGAAAGGTGGCAAGACAGTAGACAACTGTGTGCCTATGAATGAGAGTTTTGATCCCGAGTATGATGACGAAGCTGGTATGGCAGACAATAACCTTGAAACTTTAAAAAGAGCAGTAGAAGGTTTAGACGACATGATTAACGAAGGCGACAACTTGCCTGAATGGTGTCAAGAAAAAATTGCAGTAGCAAAAAGCATGTTAATCTCAGTTTGGGACTATATGCAAAGTGAAGAAAATAGTATGTCTGAAAATCAAAGAAATCCTGATCTAATGAGTCAAACTGATTATGATCGATATCAACAAGGTCAAATGGACCAACAAAAGCGTGACTTTAAACGTGACGAACTAGAACATGAACTTGGCCATGAAGAGCAAGGCATGTACTATGTTGTAATTGCAAAGAATGGCAAATGGGAACACACTAAAGCGCAGCCTAGACAAGAAGGAATGAATGCCGCACAAAGAATTATTAATGCGTTACATTCAAAATATCCTAGTATGCACTTGGGCATGGTTGGTCCAGACGGCAAAGTATATAATTATGGTAAGGGCAAATAAAAATGGATAAGCTACAACTAGCATTAAAAACAGCATTTGCAAGTGAATATTCATTTGCCTTAAAAGCACAAAATTTCCATTGGAACGTAGAGGGCATGTTCTTTACACAGTTTCATGATTTGTTTGGTGACATTTATACTGAAGTTTATGGAAACATTGATGCGTTTGCAGAAAATATTAGAAAAGCAAGAGCATACACCCCAGCAAGTTTAACACGCTTTAGTATGTTAAGTGTTATTCAAGATGAAACAGAAATATTAGAAGCACCAGAGATGTGTGCAGAACTTTTATCAGATTCTGATAAGATGGCTGAAATTCATAGATTAACTTTCCAGTTGTCTGAAGAAGCAGGTGAACACGGTCTTAGTGATTTTTTAGCTGGAAGACAAGATGCCTTCCGCAAACACTCTTGGATGTTAAGAGCCACATTGAAATGAAGATCAAAGAATTATTAGAACATAAACAAACGCATGAAACAATATAGAATTACTACTGATAATATTGTTAATGACAGTCCTGATGATTGTTATTTAGATCCTACTGACCCTTTGAATGAGATAAAGGCTCTACAATATCTTGGTGGTATCAATTCGTTAAATAGACTACAAGAGTACAAAGGTATGCAAGGTAGTAATATTAGTGCAACTGGCTCAGAGAAGGGAAGGCTACAGCGAGAAAACAATATTAAACCAGGAACTCCTGAATGGTTTAAATTGTGGTTTAGTTTACCGTATATGACTGGCGAGAGGCCTATTGAAAAATGAAAATAAGAGATTTATTAGAGTTATCAAAATCTAGTCCACTAGGCAAATTCATTGATAAAGTAGATACAGATTATTCTGTAGGGGCAACCACAGATAAGATTGGCAATGCAATTTCTAACGTTTTTAAAAATTATTCTAATGATAAAACAGATGCACCTACTAAAAGTGAAGTTCCTGTAACAGTAGCAAAACCTGCATCAAGTTCAACTGCTGTAAGTTCTGAAGTTGTTGCTCAAGAATTAGATAGACAAGGAATCACTGACCCAAATTTAAGAAAATCAATTATGGGGAAATTTGGTCAAGAATCAGGCGGAAACACTAGAGTCACTGAAATTCCTTATAAGAATACAAGTAATGATATTATTAGATTAAGATTACCGCAACTTAGAAGTATGAGTGATAATGAATTAAATGATTTAAAACAAGATACAGAAAAATTTTTTAATAGGGCGTATGGATATAAAGGTAATTCGTTAAACAATACCGAACCAGGTGATGGTTACAAATACAGGGGCCGTGGTCTAACTGGTATCACTGGTAAAGTAAATTACCAAAGAGCTGATGATGCATTAGGTTTAAAAGGCGAGCTAGTTAAAAATCCTGATCTACTATTAGATCCAGAAATTGATAAAAGAGCTTCTGTTTGGTTTTATAAGGCAGCTGGCGCGGATAAAGTAACTTTTGCCAATCAAGAAGATGCTAATAAGTGGGCTATACACAAGGCTGGTGGGAACATGTATGCTCCTGGCACTGAGTTAGGAAATATCGCATTAAATGATTTGAATAAAAGAACGGCCGTAATTGGTGCGGTAGCTGCCACTGGGATTGTGGCAGGTCCAACTTTAGTAAGAAAAGCAGACACTGTAATAGATAGGGTTAAAAATCTCTTAGGCAAAACAGCCGACAGTGCTAAATCAGTTGTAGGACAAACAGTAAACACTGCCAGAAATACTGCTATAGCAACTGCATTGGGTTCAGGATCTAGCAGTGGAAGTGGTGGAGGCTTTTATGGCGGAAGTGGATCAGCTCCAGAAGAACAAGAAGTGACATTAATAATTAATGGCAAACGTAAAAAATTTAAAAATAAAAGAGAAGCAAAAATTGCAATGGACATTGCAAGATCACAAGGGATAGATGCAAGATATGGGTAAGCCAGAAGTTTATTTAGATATGGACGGAGTTATTGCAGACTTTTTTACAGAGTATGCTAAACTTGCGGGCATTGAATCAGGGAACTACAGAGATATTCCACCAGCAAAAACAGATCCTACATTAAACAAAATGATAGGTACAGACTTCTTTGCACGTCTACCAAAATGCAGAAATGCAGATGCACTAGTAGACTTAATAGTAAAAACATTTGGTACTTATAATATTTGTTCAAGTCCTCTGCGTGGTGATCATGCAAACAGTGAAAAACAAAAAAAGATTTGGCTTGGCAACAATCTAAAATACCAACCTAAAGATGTTGTAATTACACCAAACAAAGCCAAATGGGCCAAACAAACAGATGGAACTCCTAACATTTTAATTGATGATAGAGGAAGTAACATTAGTTCATGGGAAGCCGCTGGTGGTATTGGTATCAAATATCAAGCAGACGAAGACAACTTACAAGTAATTGTACAAGGTATTAAAAGAGCATTTTCTGTTATAAAAGGTGAAGAGAAACACGACCCTCAAAAGTTAAAAAGTTTAGATCGTAGTAATGGTAATTTAATTGCTACTAGTGGTGATAAAGACGCCCATTAAGGACATCATATGAAAATTCAAGAAATTATCACAGAAACTGCTACAGCTGGATCAACAAGTACTAGTAATATTGCTAGTACTGGAAACAGTCCACACGTTGCAGTTGGAAGCCCTGCAGTGATTAAACGATGGGGCGGAAGTCCTGGTAAAATGGGTAAAAGTCCAGAACCAGCTAAAACTAAGTCTCAAGACGCCGATGATAACCCTGTCACTAACCCAAGTGTCGGTAATAACCTAGTTGCATAAATATAGTATTGGAGAACAAAATGCCTTTTAAATCAGCTAAACAGAAAAAAACAATAGATGCGGCAGCACATAATCCTGCTTTTGCAAAAAAAGTAGGAATTAAGACCGGTGATGCCAAAAAAATGTCTGCACATGGTAAGGGTCAAACTAAGTTTGAAGAAGCCAAAGATACTGTAGAAAAAGATGAAAAAGGCAACGTTAAATCATGGAAGCACGAAGGCGACTGGAAAAAAGCTGATAACAAACAAGGACGTGGAAAAGTGACTAATTTAAGCGACAAGGCTCGTAGACAAACAGCAAAGATGAGCAAGGCTGAAACTGAAATGGCTGAAGCATTTGAACAAGCATTAGAAGGTGCTGGATCTCCAACAGTTACGCATGGTCCAAACAAAGGCAAAAAATGGAGTCCAGAAACTCCAGGGCCAACAAACCCAAGTTATAAAAGTATAGACAAAGGCATCCCTAGTCCACCAGATGGTGCAACTGCTCCTCCTCCTGGTTACAAGCCTCCAAAGCCTAGCAAACGTGCAGAAGTTACACCTACAAGTGACAGTGACGACACAGCCATGACAGCAGAAAGTTCTTCTAAGAAAGTAATGAAGAAGTTACGTGCTAAACACATGATGGAGTCAATTAAAGTGTTAGGAGAATTAATTGCAGAAGCTAAAAAATCTGCAAAAAAGAAAAGTACTAAAGTAAAAGAAGATCCTAACGAAGGTAATGCATTTGGTAAAGCAGTGCAAGATGCTAAAAAAGACGGCATACAAAAAGGTGAAAAAGTCAAAGTTGGTGGTAAAGAATATCCAGTAAAAGAAGCTGCCAATGAAAAATGCAATCATACACCAAAAGGTAAAAAGTGCCCAGTACACGGTTTGAAAGAGTGTGGTTCAATGTATGAAGGCAATGACGGTAACTTGGCCAATAATGCCAAGCCATATGACAAAGTCACACGTGGTGATGTTATTGCTGGTCGTTTGGGCAAAGACGAAATGGGCGGTAAGAAAAAGAAAGATAAAAAGACTACTGAAACATTTATGCCTGTAAACAAGGAAAAGCCACAAGGACCAGTTGATAAGGCAATTGGTAATGTGACCAAGGCAGTTGGTGGTGCAATTAAAACTGTTGCAGACAAAGTAAAAGGTGCAACTGGAGACACTGACGTAAAAACAGACGAGTCATATACTGTCAATGGTAAGAAAGTGTCCAAAGCTGCCTATGATAAAGAAATGAAAAAAGCTGGCAAAGGTAAAGAAAAAGTTAAAGAAGGTTGGACACACGATACACTAGCCGCAAGATTATTTGAAAGTGGTGACGAGTATATGGTTTCATTACATAACAGATTAAGCCAAAAAATAAAAGGTTAATCCACTAATACTAACAGGGCACAAGTTGCCCTGTTCTTACGACTGACTCTTGACTTCTTTATAAATGATAGTATAATTGTATATTATTTAGGAGATAACATGTCTAAAGTATTTGGTGCGCCAGAACAGGCTAAACTAAAACAACTAGTAAAAGATGGTTGGCAAGTAATGGATGAAATTAAAAGTCTACAGGAAGGATTGAACGACACAATCAAAGCCGTAGCTGAAGAACTTGATGTTAAACCAAGTGTAATTAAAAAAGCTATACGTACAGCAATGAAAGACGATTGGGAACAAACTGCTAAAGACTTCAGTGATTTAGAAGACATTGTTCATACAACAGGTCATGCTGGTCCATGGAATCAAAACACAACAACAACACCTAAACCACAAGCGCAAGTAATAGATGATACAGACGATTCTGCACCATTCTAAAAACGCCAAAGAGTGGATTAAGGCCGATTGGGATGCCAATCCTTGGCGATTAACAGCAGAAACATATAACGCATTCACAGCGTTAGCTACTGCTATCATTTTTGCCTTTTTGGCTCCTGATGTGCCTTACGGTATAACATATCCATTATGGTTAAGCGGAACATTTTTAATGATATTCTGCGGTATAAGCCGAGGAAGTTTTGGCATGGTAGTAATGAGTGTTGTTATGACAATCATAGACACATTTGGTTACATTCGTTTTTTACTACAATAAATATATGTAAGATGGTTGATCCAGCCACAATTGGATATATTGGTTTGCAAGCCGTAAGTTGCAGAGGAGAAAAATATGAGTTATGTAGATGCCTTCTGGGATAGAGAGAAGGATGTGATTCACGTAGTTGAACGTGATAACAAAGGTCAAAGACGTTTCGTTGACTATCCAGCGAAATACACATTTTACTACCCTGATAATAAAGGGAAGTTCCACAGCATATTTGGTGAATCATTATCCAAAGTCACTGCTAGAAATTTTAAAGAATTTGCAAAAGAACAAAAGATACACAGCAATCATACACTGTATGAAAGCGATATTAATCCAGTATTTCGTGTTTTAGAAGAACAATATCTAGGACAAGAACCTCCAAAATTACACGTAGCATTTTTTGACATTGAGGTGGACTTTGATCCAGAACGTGGCTACGCATCGCCAGATGATGCGTTTATGCCAATTACTGCGATTGCTGTTCACCTACAATGGTTAGATACTTTAGTATGTTTAGCTATTCCGCCAAAAACATTAACAATGGAACAGGCAAAAGAGCAAATTAAAGAATTTCCAAATACAATACTGTTTGAAACTGAAGCAGAATTATTGGATACCTTTTTAACTTTAATTGAAGATGCTGATGTTATTACAGGCTGGAACAGTGAAGGCTTTGATATTCCTTATACTGTTAACCGTGTTACTAAAGTTCTAAGCAAAGAGGACACTAAGAGATTCTGTCTATTTGATCAGTATCCTAAAAAACGTGAATATGAAAAGTTTGGTAGAACTTCAACTACATATGACTTTGTTGGGCGGGTGCATTTAGATAGTTTAGAAGTTTATAGAAAATACAAATATGAAGAAATGCACAGTTACAGATTGGATGTAATTGGTGAGCTAGAATTGGGTGAGAAGAAAACTCAATACGAAGGAACATTAGATCAACTGTATAATCAAGACTTTAAAACATTCATTGAATACAACAGACAAGATACGTCACTGTTAGATAAGATGGATAAGAAATTAAAGTTTTTAGATCTGGCCAATGTACTAGCACATGGTAATACTGTATTGTTGCAAACAACAATGGGTGCTGTAGCCATGACCGAACAAGCTATTATTAATGAAGCACACCAACAAGGATTGATTGTTCCAAGTAGAGCAAGAAAATCTGAACAAGGCGACACTGCGGCAGCAGGTGCGTATGTTGCATATCCTAAAAAAGGATTGCATGGTTGGATTGGTGCTATTGACATTAACTCACTGTACCCTAGTGCAATTCGAGCATTAAACATGGCTCCAGAAACTATTGTTGGACAATTACGTCAAACAAAAACACAAGAGTTTATTGAAACACAAATGGCTTTACACAAAAAGTCATTTGCTGGCAGCTGGGAAGATAAATTTGGTAGCTTAGAATACGAGTCAGTTATCAATCAAGACAAAGCAGAAGAAATTACAATTGATTGGGAAAACGGTGAAGTATCAGTACATAGTGGTGCTGAAATTTATGATATGATTTTCAACAGTCACAAACCGTGGATCTTAAGTGCTAATGGTACAATATTCACTTATGAAAAAGAAGGCATTATTCCAGGTCTGTTAAAAAAGTGGTATGCTGAACGTAAGGAAATGCAAAAGAAATCTAAGGAAGCAGAATCTGCTGGCAACAAAATTGAAGCTGAATATTGGGACAAGCGACAATTAGTGCGTAAAATTAATCTTAACAGTTTGTATGGTGCGTTGTTAAATCCTGGTTGCAGATTCTTTGATAAGCGAATTGGACAATCAACTACACTGGTTGGCAGATGTGTTGCTAGACATATGGCAGGAAAGATCAATGAAATCATTTGCGGCACATATGATTACAAAGGTAAAAGTATTATATATGGCGACACTGACTCTTGTTATTTCTCCGCATATTCAACATTAAAAACTGACATTGATAAAGGTAACATAGCATGGAATAAAGACACTGTGGTTACTTTGTATGATCAAATTGCAGACGAAGTAAATGACAGTTTTCCACAATTCATGCTTGACTACTTCCATGTTCCTAAGTCACGTGGAGAAGTGATTAAGGGTGGTAGAGAATTAGTTGCTATCAGCGGATTGTTTATTACCAAAAAGCGTTATGGTGTTTTAATTTATGACAAAGAAGGCAAACGTTTAGATGTAAACGACAAGCCAGGAAAAATTAAAGCAATGGGCTTGGATCTTAAACGTTCTGATACACCTGAATATATGCAGACCTTTTTAGAAGAAATTCTAACAAACGTGCTAGAAGGAAAACAAGAAAAAGAAATTCTTGACAAGATCATTGAATTTAGAAACGAATGGAAAACCCGTCCTGGCTGGGAAAAAGGAAGTCCAAGACGAGCTAACAATATTTCTCAATATCAAGAAGAAGAACGTAAAAAAGGTAAAGCTAATATGCCAGGTCACGTTCGAGCAGCCATTAATTATAATAGAATGCGTGAGATGAACGGCGACAAGTATTCTGTACAAATTGTTGATGGAATGAAAGTTTATGTGTGTAAATTAAAAAATAACGCAATTGGATACACAAGTATTGCATATCCTGTTGATGAACTTAAAATTCCCAAATGGTTTCAAGAATTACCATTTGACGATGCGGCAATGGAACAGACAATTATTGACAATAAAATTGACAACTTGATCGGTGTACTTGAATGGGATATTGAAAGTACAACTGGCGCAGGAAATACCTTTAACAAATTGTTTGATTTTGAGTAAGAATAACTTGACTTCAAACCTAAATAATAATACAATTAAAAACAGGAGATTATAACATGAAAGACATACTTCAAGACATCGTAGGGCATACACACAATTTAGGCTTTTTGAACATTGTAAAAATTACAGGGGACAACGAAGGCACTAAAATTGACAGTATGGCCGATGACCGTAGCGTTATTATGCTAGGTGAAACAAATGCACCCGTTCCAGAGTTGGGTGGCGTTTTTGGAATGCCACAACTTAATAAATTAAAGTATTTGTTAGACTGCACTGAATATAAAGAAAGTGCCAAAATTGATTTAGTATCAGCAGATAGGAATGGCGCAACTGTTCCAGTAGGTATTCACTTTGAAAATAAAGAAGGCGATTTTAAAAACGACTATCGCTTTATGAATACAGAAATTATTAATGAAAAATTAAAAAGCGTTAAGTTCAAAGTACCACAATGGGACGTAGAGCTGGAGCCAAGTGTTTCTAGTGTACAGCGTTTTAACTTTCAAGCAGGTGCTAACACAGAACACACAACGTTTGTTGCAAAAACTGATGGTGATAAACTAAAGTTTGTTTTTGGTGATCAAAGCACACACGGTGGCGAATTTGTATTTGCTACAGGTATCAGTGGCACACTAAACAAAGGCTGGACATGGCCCGTTGCACCAATTTTAGCAATTCTAAAAATTGCAGACGTTAACAATACTAAGATTAGTTTTTCTAATGGTGTAGGTGCTATGATGATTACTCTTGATAGCGGCATTGCAACTTACAAATACATTGTTCCAGCACAAGCCTAAATATGATTAAAGGACTTCAGGGCATAACAGGAGTATCAGTAGGAGCTGGCAATACCAGCTTGCCTTATGTTAATCCAAATCCCAATAACCCTATGACAGGTATGCTACGTATTAATGGCACTGAGATGGAAGTGTTTAATGGCTCTAGCTGGCAAATACTATCCACTAGCTATGCTACTGTAGGGTTAGATCAAGAAGTGCTTGATATCATACAATGGGCACGTAAGAAGCGTGATGAAGAAAAAGAAATGTTGGTTCTTGCCCAAACTAACTCAGCTGTTAAAAATGCGTTAGATGCTGTTGAACGAGCAAAAGAACAATTAAAAATAATAAAGGATCTATCAATTGAGCACTAATAGAATCAATTACACAGAAACACAACGAGACTACGCTGTTTACTTGCCAGCTATTAGTAGTTTTTATACTAAAATGGTCAGTGATACTAGGCATAATCACAAGAGTGGGGTAGTGTCAGAAAGACTGCCTAAAGGTTTTGAGCATGGGATTGAATCCATGAACTTTTTAGATGCTGAACGAGGTGCATTTACATACAAGTATGGTCTATATTCAGCAGGTCATGCGCAACTTGACTTAGATAAAACTATGCTTCGAGATGCAATGGTGCAAGAGCGAGATCGAGACAATACTATTATCTTAGGTGACTCAGGTGGTTTCCAAATTGGTAAAGGTGTTTTAAAGTTTGATTGGCAAGACTTTAAAGGTAAAGGTGCTAATAAAACTCGTGATCAGATTCTAAATTGGTTAGAGCTTACTGCTAACTGGAGTATGGTGCTCGACGTTCCCACATGGGCTAGTAATGACTTGCATCGTGACAAAACTGGATTGAATAATTTCCAAGATTGCTTAGATGCAACTATTTGGAACAACAATTATTTTGCACAAAATCGTCTAGGCAATACAAAATTTTTAAATGTCTTACAAGGTAACAGTTTAGAAGAAGCTGACATTTGGTATGATGCAGTTAAACATTTGCCATTTGAAGGATGGGCAATGGGTTCACAAAATATGTGTAATATGCCAATTATTCTACATAGACTAATAACAATGCGTGATGAAGGCATGTTAGAAGGTAAGAACTGGATGCACTTTTTGGGCACTGCTCCTTTAGACTGGGCTTGTTATTTGACAAGCATCCAACGTGTATTGCGTAAGCATTGTAATCCTAATATGACAATCAGTTTTGACTGTGCAAGTCCGTATATTGCAGTAGCATATGGTCTTTCATATACAGATCCAAGTTTCCGTAGAGATAAATGGTCTATTTTGATGGAAAAGGCTCCGGACAATAAAGTTTGGGCTGGTGATAATATTCCATTCCCTTGGCGTAGTGCTATCGGTGATCGTTTAACAATGGGCGATGTTTGTTATTATAAACCAGGCGACTTAAACAAGATTGGTAAAGAAGGCAAAACTAGTTGGGATAGTTTTAGTTATGGGCTATATATGGCGCATAATACTGAAGTACATATCCAAGCTGTGCAACGTGCCAACCAATTGATGGATATGGAAACAGCAAGGTATAAACCAGACTGGAGATATTGGCGCAAACTTAACGAGAGAGAAGAAAAAAGTGATAGCCCAAGCGAATGGGTTCCACGTAATATTCTATACTTTGATAGATTTGTTCAAGAATTATTTGAAAGTGATGATCCACGCACAATGCTCAAACACGCACACAATTTCTTAACTGAATTGCAAGGCGGATTACAGCGAGGAAAAACTGGCAACGATGTTAAGAATCGTGTTATCAATGCTGTGTTCGATTTTGGTGAAGATACATTCCCATCAAATGAAGAACTAACTGATATGAACGATGAAAAAATTGTTGCACTTGAAAACACTTTGGATGATTGATTTATCCAATTTCCATTGACTTTACCAATCGTATAGTTTATACTAGTTTTATGCTTAACACACAAGAACGTCAAGAAGTAACATATTTTACTGGATACGAAGTTGAACATACTATTTGTCATGGTATGAAGACTTTGTTCGTAGTTGGAACTCCGCCACTCGATGATATCCTATACAAGGCAATTCAAACTGACTGTAAACATATCTACTTTGGCACAAGTCAAAGTTTTAATCCTAAATCAATTAGCCACGAAGAATATAAAGCGTGGGATGATGTTATTATTGGATGTCTAAAAGCTGACTACTGGGTAACGCTAGACTTTGGCGTTGAACACGTCGAGGGTGTTTTAGAATCTGCTTATAATGAGTATCCTCGCTTTGTACCAATGATTAGTGTTAAACTACCTTACATTAATCAACTCAACTACAATGCCACACTTAAACTGGATGACCGAACTTGGGGTGCTACTAATCCAGGTGTGTGGACACATCAACTACATGACCTAATGAGTAAAGACAAGTATACTTACTGGGATCAGTACACTCAAGATACACCAACATGATTATCCGACAAGATCAACGTCCTAACAAAATGATTTGGGTTACCTTTCGCAAAGAAGGTATTCACAAATATCCAGCCGCACTTACAGATACAGCACTTGCTACAGGTGACGAGTATGATGTAAGTTTCCTAGGATATCCGCATCGTCACATCTTCCATTTTAAAGTATGGATTGGTGTTACCCACGATGATCGCGATATTGAATTTATCCAGTTTAAACGCTGGTTGGAAAAACTGTACGCAGAAGGTACACTCCAACTAGATTACAAGAGTTGCGAGATGATGTCAGGCGATTTATATGACGCCATCTCCAATAAGTATCCTAACCGTGAGGTTTGGATTGAGGTCTCCGAAGATGGAGAAAATGGTTCTTTTATCAAGTATTAACATTTTAAGGAAATTGTAAAATGGCACAACCTGCATGGCTTAACAAATATCTAACAATGAAGCCTGAAGTAAACAAGATTTTTGATGATCTTGAAGCCTGGCACGATCATTGCCGATTGGAGCTGATTAATTTTAACCCAGCAGACTTGTACAAGTCTGATGTTTATCGCGACTGGAATCGTCGTAAAAATAGCAAGCCACGTCATTTTAAAAATGACTTTAACCGCAACAGCAACTATAAAAAGCCTTATCGTCAATGATTTACATTGTTGATTTAGAAGCAGTTGAAACAAGGTACACTGGACAGTGGAAGTCCCACGTACCTAACATTTTACGAAAGGCAGGACACAATGTTCAAATTATATCTGGCCCTACGGATATCCCTACTGCAACCACTCCTGGCGCTTTTCTTAATTTTGGTGGTACCAATATATACAAAGCTAGCCAAGTGGAGCAACTGGGCCGTTTATTTTGTAACGGAGCCATTCATCCCGGCGATCACTTTATTTTTACTGACGCTTGGCATCCGGGCATCATCAATCTAAAGTACATGAGCGAGTTGCTGGGTATTCCAATAACTACACACGGCTTGTGGCATGCTGGCAGTTATGATCCACAAGACTTCTTAGGACGTCTTGTTGGCGATAAGCCTTGGGTTAGGCATGCTGAGAAGAGTTTCTATCATGCGTTTGACCACAACTACTTTGCCACAGACTTTCACATTCATATGTTTTACGAAAACTTGATCCAAGCAGATCCAGATCGTAGACAAACAATGTATAAGATTGTGATAGAAGATACAGTATTCAATAACAAGGTTGTGCGTACAGGATGGCCTATGGAGTATATGGATTCAACTTTGACCATGTACAAAAATATGCCCAAGCGTGATCTTATTTTGTTTCCACATCGTATTGCTCCAGAGAAACAAGTTGAGATCTTCCGTGACTTAAAGGAACATTTACCGCAGTATGAATTTGTTGTATGTCAGGATCAACAACTAACAAAGAATGAGTATCATAATTTGTTAGGTGAGGCAAAGATAGTGTTTAGTGCTAACTTACAAGAAACGCTTGGCATTAGCTGTTATGAAGGTGCAGTAGTTGATGCTATTCCTATGGTGCCAGATAGATTAAGTTATACCGAAATGTACTACGACAATTTTAAATATCCAAGTGAATGGACTGAAAGTTGGGATTCGTATACTGCACATCGTCCGCTGTTATGTAATAAGATTATACAATACATGGATAATTATGAAAAATTTTTACCCAAGTTAAAGAATCAAACTATTGATTTAACCAACAACTTTTTTAGTGCAGGTAAATTAATTGAGCAACTCAAATAATAGAACAATTATAGAAGAAAATGACGTATTTAGAAAATATAATTTTTCTTCTATAATCTCTCCGCAAGATGAATCTCTTGCAAAAACAGATATCAAAACAATAATTGAAAATGGGAACTATTTTAAAAATAGTCCAAAATTTCAAACATCTGAAAACTTGTTTTCTAGACACGAACCACATTGGTTAAAATTTAGAATGAGTTTTATTTTTAGTTGTTTCATGCATATAGGGCGTGAAGTACAAATTAAAAATATGCAAGCGTGGAGTTTTATGACTAATAATGATATTGTTGAAGATCGTGAAGATCTTTGGCATACTCATCATTTAACAAAACAAAATAATTCAATTTCAGGAATTTATTATTTGCATATTCCTGAAGATGCTGTTTATATGTTAAGCGGCACAGAATTTGCTCCTAATGGAATTACCTCTCCTGAACGAGTAGTAGTTACTCCAGGAAAGCAAAGTTGGATAGTTTATCCAAGTGACCAATGGCATAGACCAATGCCTACACAAAGCAATGGCTATAGATTTATTATAGCCGCAGATATGGAGTATTAAAATGAAATGGTATGACAAGTGGATCATGAATCGTGCTGAAAGAATCATGTACAAACAAAGAGAGGAAAAAGAAATGAGTTATGGTCAAGTGGCTGTTAAATCAGCAAGATTGAGTGATGGTGGCTTAGACAGCCCCGCAGTGCGTTTTAAAATGTTCAAAGCTAGCGGTGGTACTATCATTGAAACTCAAGTTTATGATGAAAGAAAAGATAGACACGTAAACGGACTGTATGTCATAACCAATGACAAAAACTTAGGTGAAGAAATTGGTAAAATTTTGACACTGGAAAGTTTGAAAGTTTGACAAATGATCCTAAATAATGTTATAATTAACTTGTTTAGTATAGGAATCGATAATGATATCAAAAAGTAATGAAACAGGATTGGACGCAATGGCTGGCGATGGTGGCTACAAAGAAGCATACCTAGGCGATCATATTCGCTTTAAAATGAAACGTGAAGGCAAACGTTTTTGGGCTGGCGACAACATTAGTGACTACTTACACGAAGGTGATATAGAAAAACTGATTGACGAAGCAACTCCGGCATTTGAACAAGTGCTCGATCGTTTGCTGATTGATCGTGAAAGCGATCCTAATTCACATGGCACAGCTCGTAGGCTTGCTAAAATGTACTTTAACGAAATAATGGCAGGACGTTATGACCCAGCACCAGATTGTACAGCATTTCCAAATGACTCGGCGGATCGTTACGAAGGTATGTTGGTTGTTCGTAGTGAGTTGCGTAGTATGTGTAGCCATCATCACCAACCCGTTGCTGGCGTTGCTTATATTGGTATTATTGCTGCCGAGAAACTCATTGGACTCTCAAAGTACACCCGAATCGCACAGTGGTGTGCAAGACGAGGTACTCTCCAGGAGGAACTTTGTAATGACATTGCTAGGGAAATCAGCAAAGCAACAAACTCTAAAAACGTAGCAGTCTATATTCAAGCAACACATGGTTGTTGTGAGAATCGCGGCATTATGGCACACAGTAGTCTTACACAAACTACAGTACTTACAGGATCATTTAAAACTGATCCTGGTGCAAAGAAAGAGTTCTTTGACAACATCAAATTGCAACAAGAGTTTGCTCCACGATGAATTTAGACTTTGATCAGCAACACCAGTATTATTTAGAGTACAACATTAAAGCCGTAGAGTTGGGTAAAATGTGTAATCAGTATCCTGCGCTTCAAAAAGCGTGGGATCAATTTAAAACTGTTTACGAACTTTGTAAGGAAGAAAACGATGAAGATTACCAGTCATTTCCTTAATTGGCTCGAATCTAAAGACCGTAAACGTGTTATTATGGACCGTACTTGCGATGAGCCTTTACTTACACGTTACTACTTGTTCTTAAAGGATCGTAAAACATTTCCGTTTAACGTATTCTTGCACAAGTTCCATAAGGGTGATCCAGGCGATGTACACGATCATCCTTGGCCGTATGCTACACTGATACTAGCAGGCGGTTACTATGAATACACACCTAATTTTGAATATGGCAAAATGGTTGGTGAAACTAAACATTGGCGTGGCCCTGGACATTTTAGACTTTGTAGTGCTAACAGTTATCACCGTATTGAATTAAAAGAGGGTGTAACACCCTGGACTTTGTTTATGCCAGGCCCACAACGACAAGAATGGGGATTCTGGGTAAACAACAAATGGATACATAACAATCAATACTTAAAGGACAAGTATGAACAAGCGCATAATAACATACACTGAATTTAAAAATTTAGTCAGCAGTCTGTGTAGACAGATAACTCTTAGTGACTGGAAACCAGATTACATTGTTGGTATTAGCAGAGGCGGTCTTTTACCAGCAGTTATGATTAGTCATTACTTGAATGTTCCAATGCGCCCATTGCAAGTAAGTTTGCGAGATGGTGGCGAGTGTGTTAGCGACCTTGGCATGGCAGAAGATGCATACGGTTATGTCAATATAGAAGACAGAGAATTTAATGATGGTGAAACTAGTAATGTTTTATCTAGAAAAAATATATTAATAGTAGATGATATTAATGATCAAGGTAACACAGTTAATTGGATATTAGATGATTGGCCAAGTGGATGTATGCCCAATGATAAATCTTGGGAAACTGTTTGGAACAACAATGTAAAGTTTGCTGTATTATTTGATAATCTAGCCAGTAAAGCATCTGTTAAAATGGACTTTGCAGGTGAGGAAATTAATAAAGCAGAGAATGATGTTTGGATTGAATTTCCTTACGAGGAGTGGTGGACAAAATGACAGACTTATATAAAATAGTTCCAACTGAACCACCATTTATAGAAGATTCAAAAAATGCTCCGTGGGACAATTTAATTGAAGAAGACTTCCACGTTAAAGTATTTGCAGACAAATATCCAGTTACAGAAGGACATTTGTTATTTGTACCAAAGTACAACACTACACATGTTTTAGCAGACGCTATGAACGATGCTGTTCAGTTAGGAATAAAAAAAGTACAAGCAGGCGAGTGGGACGGATTTAATGTAGGTATTAATATTGGGTTATCTGCAGGACAAACAGTAGATTGGCCACATGTACATTTAATCCCAAGACGTAAAGGAGACATGGAAGATCCAACAGGCGGAGTAAGGCATGTCATTCCAGAAAAAGGTAACTATAGGAAATCAAAATGAGACAACAAATTGTAGGCACATTAAAACAACACTTTGAAGCACACATTCTTAAACACAAAATGAATGTCGATATCATGCTAGCGAATCCAATGGCTATTCACGATCACACAGATTTAATGGATGCTATTGAAAAAGAAGTTGCGCAAATTGCAGAGTATATGGACAAACTAGAAGTAATGGAAAAATACTTTAAGGATTAATTATGAAATGTCAGACTTGTGGTAACGAATATAGTGCAACTTGTGATTATAGACAAGGCAGATGTCCGCATCATACACCAATTCTAACAAACTATCATTTTAGATATGTTAATCTATGGCAATCAATCAAAAACTTTTTTACAAAAGGCGACTGCGACTGCGGTCATAAACATTGATATGGCACAACTATATAAGATTACTCCTTTAGAAAAGAAAAACATAGAATTTTATGTTGACGTTTACGAAACACTACCTAACGGTGATGTTAGAGGTTTTATAGTAAGCGAGTGGTATCGATGGGGTCAAGGGTTCCGTGAATTAGATGATCCTGTATTAGACTACGGTCATGGTGTAAATTCTATATATTGTAATACTAGTATTGGTTGGGGCTGTGAACTAGATGACTTATGTTCAGTACATATTGAATTTCAAGGCGAGTTTACTGACGAAGAAAAAGAAGAAATTGAAAATCGATGCCGTGGAGATTTAGAAGACGATGAAGGTCGATGGGGCACGGCTTGGATCTATGATGGTGACCACGCATGGCAAGTTGAAGATGATGGCGTTCTCATTTATGGACCAGTAAAAATTGACCTTGTTGATGAGGATTCATATAACGAAGTTATTAAAGAAGATATTGGTATTGAAAAATATCAAGCTACTTCTTGGCCATTTGATACTAAAAAAGATGAGTGACACAACCGTAAAAGTTACATGGGATAATCAAAACGGGTTTTGGTGGAACGAAACTTGTTCTATGGTATTAGAAGTATTTGGTCTACCTGGAGGACGTTATACTAGTCATCCTGACCAAGATGCCATGTTTTTCATTTTTAATAATGTAAAGGATGCAAATCTATGTCGAATACTACTAAGCGAGAGATTGTAAAAATATCACTATTGTTTATTGTAGCCATTTTTGCTTTAGGTGCAACAATGTATTACAGTATTCCAAAAAAGGGAGATGTGATCATAATTGATTGTAGACTATCTGAAATAAGTCCAGATATTCCAATTTGGGCAAAACAAGAATGTCGTAAAAAACAATTAGAATCATTTGACAAATATCCTAAATAATAGTATAATAAATTATAAATTGGAATCATATATGGAAAAAATTAGATACAGCGAAATGTTTTATAGTGTACAAGGCGAAGGTCGCTTTGTAGGAGTGCCCAGTGTTTTCTTTAGAACATTTGGTTGCAATTTTGAATGTAGAGGCTTTGGTCAGCCACGTGATAACTTTATCCCAATTGATCAAATGCCACACAACAACGATCCAAGAGCAAATCCAGATCATCCAAATGCATATAAGAGTTTTGAAGAATTACCAGTTAGTAACATTGGTTGTGATACAAGCGCCAGCTGGAGTGCAAAATACAAACATTTAGCCACTTGGGACACTGTAGATATCATTGCTGAAAAACTAACCGCAATGACTCCAGAAGGTAAGTGGACTTGTGATAATGGTCAAGATGTACATCTTGTTATTACAGGTGGCGAGCCATTAATGTGGCAAAAGCAAATAGCGGCTTTGCTAAAACAGCCGCAATTTAAAGATATTAAAAACGTAACATTTGAGACAAACACTACGCATGAACTAAAGCAAGACTTTATTCAAATGATGCTAGACCTTAGTTTTGGTCCTTCTAGAGATCCAAACTACTTTGTTAAATTTACATGGAGTTGCAGTCCTAAGTTAACTAGTTCAGGTGAAGCGTGGGAAGAAGCAATTAAGCCAGAAGTTGCGGCTCAATATTACGGTCTTCCTGGTAGAAACTTTTATTTTAAATTTGTTGTAACTGATGAACAAGATGTTTTAGAAGTTGAAAAAGCTATTGCACTTTATAAGGAAAAAGAAATATTCTGTGATGTTTATTTGATGCCTTGTGGTGCAACTCAAGAAGGACAGGCTAAGACTGCACGCCAAGTTGCAGAACTTTGTTTACAAAAAGGTTTTAAATTTAGTCCTAGATTGCATGTGGACTTGTTTGGAAACGCATGGGGAACTTAATATGGTAACTAGAAAAACAACTGTAGTAAAAGAAGAGCCAGTTAAAAAAACTACTCGAAAAAGAACAGTGGCTGCTGAAGATAAGACTATTGCAAAATCTTATAAAGAAAAGCCAGCAACAAAACCTAGAGCTAAAAAAGAAACTAGTCAATCTATTTCAAAAGCAGAAGCTACTAGAAAAAAATTGCCGTGGGTAGCAGTACTAGAAACACACGTCAATCCTGACAATCCGTCAAATGGATTCTTTGAACTTGACTGGAACGAGTACTTTATAGTACAATTAAAAGGTCACGGTTACGATGGTCCAACTGAAGAAAGCATCGTTGATGTTTGGTTCCAAAATTTATGTAGGAACATTGGCAGTGAAGAAGGTGTAAACATGGAACGTAGAGGAAGTGGTTACATCAATATAAACAATTTAGGCAACGGCAAATCGGAAGTAAGTTAATGTCATATATACTCGTAGATACTGCAAACACGTTTTTTCGTGCTAGGCATGCAATTAAAGGTGATCTTGAAACTAAGATTGGAATGAGTTTACACGTCACTTTTAACAGTGTCAGAAAAGCATGGAATGACTTTAATGGCAGTCATGTTATCTTCTGCCTCGAAGGTCGCTCGTGGCGCAAAGATCACTACGGGCCATATAAACGTAATAGGTCAGATGCAAGAGCCGCTCATAACGAAAAAGAAGCAGAAGAAGAAAGAGTCTTTTGGGAAACGTTTGATCAGTTTAAGCAGTTTGTTACTGAAAAGACTAACTGTACAGTATTACAAAATCCACAGCTTGAAGCAGACGATTTGATTGCTGGTTGGGTGCAAAGTCATCCAAATGACAACCACGTTATTATTTCAACTGATGGCGATTTTGCACAACTAATTGCCCCAAATGTTAAACAATATAACGGAGTAAGTGAAGTTACAACTACTCACGAAGGTTATTTTGATTCAAAAGGTAAACGAGTTAAAGACAAAAAAACAGGAGAAGAAAAACCTGCTCCTAATCCAGAGTGGTTACTTTTTGAGAAATGTATGCGTGGCGATACGAGTGATAATATCTTCTCAGCATATCCTGGTGTAAGGACTAAAGGAACAAAAAGTAAAGTTGGTCTTATTGAAGCGTTTGAAGATCGCAGTACTAAAGGCTATGCTTGGAATAATCTCATGCTCCAAAAGTGGGTTGATCATGAAGGTGCAGAGCATAGAGTTTTGGACGACTATCAACGTAATCGACTACTTTGTGATTTGTCTGCACAGCCAGAAGCTATTAGACAAATAATTGACGAAACAATTAAGACTAATGCTGTTTCAAAAGAAGTAGGTCAAGTAGGTGTTAAAATGTTAAAATTTTGTGCCAGTTATGAACTTACCAAAATTAGTGAAAACATTCAAACTTATGCTGACCCATTTAATGCTAGATACCAAAAATAAAAAAAGGGGAGTTATATGACATTACCATGTGCTAAACCATTAATCCCAAATAAAGAGTGGATAGTTGAAACTAACGGAATTAAATTAGGAACGTTAAGTAAAGAAAAATCAGGTTATGTATTTTTTGCTAACGGAACTAAAATTGAATTTCATGACTTGAAAGAAGTAGAACAGGCTATGGACTTAATTGTTGAAACTCCATACTCTGTCAAAGCAAGTAAGACCAAAGATGTTTACGGTTACGAAACTAAAACATTTCCACACAATCCATTATATGATGTACAACGTAAACTTCCAATTTATACAAAAAGTGCAAAGAGTATTAGTAGACATTGTGCTGGTCATTATTTGATTAAATTTCCAAAAGGCTGGGTCAAAAGTCATTGTCCAAAATTAATTACTTTGGAAAGATATCCTTATCGTGGACCATTTCATACAGACGCAGAAGTAAGACTTGAACTTTCAAAGGCACATCGTGAACGAGATTAATAACTATATAATTGAAGATTTTGCTAGTAAAGTTTATACCGCTAAAAAGACAAATCAAAAACAAATTGTGCTAGATATTAAAGAAGCACAGATATTGGTAGAAAATCTTACATTAGTACTAGCAAGGGCAGTTGGTAACCTTGATAAAGCCGTCAAAACAAGCGATGACGGGGTAATTTCAGTGTCGATGGATGGCGGTACTTTTTAATAAATAAACTACGTATATAAACAAGGATACGTAGTTTATGAGTAGACCAAAGCCAAAAATACTATTAGAAAGTACAAATAAAAAGAACTACAAAACTGAACAGGTTTTAGAGAGTGATGCCATTTGGGCTGTTTTTTATAAAGGTCAACCAGTCAATTTAAAAACCACTAGTATGGTTAGTAGTTATCCTGGACCTAAATATAAAAAAGTATCTTTTAGTAATCCTGGTCATGCACACAATCTTTCTAACAAATTGAACAAAATGTTTGAATGCAAAGATTTTTGTGTGTACAAATTAACAACTGGTGAACCAGTTAATGAACAAGACTGATATCACTAAAGCATTAATTTCAAACGACGAAAATTATAGCAGTGACCCAAAATATTTTAATATGCTTTATAGAGCATGGTGGGTAAACTGGCGTTCTGCTGAAGATAGAAGATTTAGACTATCAGACAAGGGATACAAATACTTTAACACCAATGCTGAAATAAAATTTTACCAAATTAGATTTCCAATTGGGTTAGTAATCACTAACAAAATGATCATTGATTTGGACAGATTTATTGATTGTCCCTACTACTTGACCAATGAAGAAATTTTGGTAACCCATGAAAAAACTGCACTACAACTAGTGTTATTTGATGGTGATCTCACCAAATTTGGGCGAGCAAAACGAGCAACACGACAAAGAAACTTGAAGAAGTAGTTGACTTTTTGTCCTACTGGCATTACAATATAAAGACAGTAAACATTTAATTCTGTTTTTAGAAAGGTAACAAATGGCAAAGAGCGAAATTAGTGCAAATCGTACAGTCACCCCTAACGAGGCTAAAAAGTCAATACGTAGAGCTATTAAGAAACAACGTCCTATTTTTATGTGGGGTGCGCCTGGTATTGGCAAGTCGGACATTGTTCGACAGATTGCAAATGAAAATGGACGTAACGTAATTGACGTTCGTTTACCTCTTTGGGAACCTACCGATATTAAAGGTATTCCATATTACAACGCTGTTGAAAATACTATGAGTTGGGCTCCTCCAGCTGAACTTCCTAGTGACCCAGAATGCACCGACGTATTGTTTTTGGACGAACTTAATGCGGCTCCTCCTAGTGTACAAGCGGCGGCTTATCAGCTTATTTTGAATCGTCGTGTAGGTACTTATGTACTGCCAAAAGGTGTTAGCATTGTTGCCGCAGGTAACCGTGAAACTGATAAAGGTGTTACTTATCGTATGCCAGCTCCGTTGGCTAACCGTTTTGTTCACTTGGAATTGCGTGTAGACTTTGATGACTGGAATCAGTGGGCCACTTCAAACAAAATACACAAGGACGTTGCTGGTTATCTAAACTATGCAAAACAAGACTTGTACGACTTTGATCCTAAATCCGCAAGTCGTTCATTTGCTACTCCACGCACTTGGTCATTTGTTAGCGAATTGTTAGACGAAGATGATGACGATATTGGTACATTGACTGATTTGGTTGCAGGATGTGTTGGTGAAGGTCTTGCTGTTAAGTTTATGGCACACCGTAAGATTTCTGGTCAGTTGCCTAACCCATCTGAAATCCTCGATGGCAAAGTAAAAGAGTTGAAAATTAAAGAAATTTCAGCGATGTATTCTTTGACTATTGGCATGTGCTATGAGCTTGATGAGCGTCATAATAAGAAAGCCAAAGATTGGGATAGCATGGCAGACAACTTCTTCCGTTTTATGATGGACAATTTCCCAACTGAGATTGTTGTTATGGGCGCAAAAACTGCTCTTACTAACTTCCAACTGCCATTTGATCCAGCTGAAATGAAGAACTTTGATGAGTTCCATGATCGTTTTGGCAAGTATGTTATTACTGCCCTTGAAAAATAAAGTGCAAAAATAACAAAGAAGGGGCTGAAAAGCCCTTTCTTTTATAGACTTTTTCATATTTTTATGCTAAAATATACTATATAAACGTAAGAAAGGTAACACATGTCCGCTACTGTAATGAAAGACGAGAACAATAAGAAAGTTCTTGAAAAGCGAGAATACACTACTAAAGAGAAAAATGATGCAATTGAAAAGCTCATTACAGCTCGTGTAGGATTACTTCTACGCCAACCTTTCTTTGGCAATTTAGCTACTCGTTTACAACTTATTGATGCTAGTGAATGGTGTCCTACTGCCGCCACTGATGGGCGTAATTTTTATTACAACATTGACTTTGTTAAAAAGCTCAGTGCAAAACAATGCGAGTTTCTTTTTGGTCATGAAACATTGCACAATGTATTTGATCACCTTACACGTCGATTAGACAGAGATCCAAGATTTTTTAACTATGCTTGTGACTTTGCTGTTAACCAAATTTTAGTTGACGAACGCATTGGTGAAAAAATTGACCAAGTGCAAATTTGCTTGGACTCTAAATACCGTGGCAAAAGCGCAGAAGAAATTTATGATGACTTGATGAAGAATGTTAAGTTTGTTGATGCTGATGAGTTCCTAAAACAACTTGGCGAACTTCTTGATGACCATATGGACTGGGATGAAGAAGGCGATCCCAGAGATGGTGAAGGCGGAGACAAAGATAGCAACGGTGCTCCCAAATATAGTAAAGAAGAATTGAAAAAAATTCGAGATGAATTAAAGGAAGCAATGGTTGCGGCTGCTCAGGCGGCTGGTGCAGGTCGAGTCCCTGTAGGTGTTCAACGTCTTCTTAAAGATCTCACAGAACCAAAAATGGATTGGCGTCAATTGTTACGTATGAATATTCAAAGTATTCTTCGTAGCAATTATAGTTTTATGCGTCCAAGCCGAAAAGGTTGGCATACTGGTGCAGTTTTGCCAGGTATGCTAAATGATGAAACTATCGATATCTGTATTGGTATTGATATGTCTGGTTCAATTGGTGATGCTCAAGCCAAAGACTTCTTAAGTGAAGTTAAGGGAATTATGGACGAGTATGTTGACTATAATATCCAACTTTGGTGCTTTGATACTGAAGTATATAACTATGCCAAATTTAGTGCTGATAATGGTCAGGATTTAGATTCTTACGAAATTAAAGGTGGCGGCGGTACTGATTTTGACTGTAATTATAACTTCATGAAAGAGCAAGGGATTGAACCTAAGAAATTTGTAATGTTTACTGACGGATATCCATGCGGAAGCTGGGGAGATGAAGACTACTGTGATACATTGTTCATTATTCACGGACCAGAAGAAATAAAATCTCCATTCGGTCAGTACGCACATTATAAATAAACTGCGTAGATTATTATGCCACTGAAAAATGGTACACTGAATCCTTTAAACGTTTTGGACTATCGAGTAGTACATCGTATTCCAAAGCATTTTGAAAGTGTCTATGTTGATGTAGATTGTGATAAACCTACATTAACAAGATGGATTTATACAAACCTAAATAGTAGGTTTTGTGTGCAATCAGAGCTTAATATATCTAATGGAAATTTTATGACAGAGTCAACTAAAATTGGATTTGAAGATCCAAGAGAATTGACAATGTTCATGCTTACATGCCCATATTTAGAAAATAGGAGAAATAAATGAGTGAGCAAACTGAAGTACAAGCAACAGAAACTGTAGCAACAACCGCTGAAGCAACACCAGCACCAGCAGCCGCACCTGATCTAACTGTTAACGATCTGCAAGCACTACGTACTATTATTGACGTTGCAAGTCAACGTGGTACATTCAAAGCAGGCGAACTAGCAAGTGTTGGTCAAGTGTACAATCGTTTAGAAGCTTTTCTAAACCATATTGCACCTGCTAAAACTGACGGCGCCGCTGAAGCGCCAAAACAATAAGGAAAATAAAATGAAACACGTCGGAAAAATGAAAAATAATGACGCCCCAGTTGTCATTGTTTTTCGAACTATTCCGGGTGATCCACACAATTGTCTTGTGGTGGGTACCCAAGGGCTGGGGCCCACCCATCACGATGCATTGATGACCGAGATACAAACTCCAGAATCACAAGGTGCATTCGAGTTAGCTACAATTCTTGCAACACGTAGATTCCCAGATAACAGCGAGATGTTGGCTTGGTTGCATTTTAATAAGAAACTTAGAAAAATAGCAACTAAAGATGTTATTGTAACTCCAACACCAAGTCAGTCAATTTCTTTAGATGAATTGAACAAACTTATTGCGGAACAAAAAGGTATATCTTTAGAAGAGCTAGCTGGTGGTAAGAAGACTGAAATTACTGAAATTGCACAAATTACAGAAACTCCAGTTGCCAATATTGCTGGCGAAGTTGAAGTGTTAGATGATACTAAGTTAGCCAAAAGTCTACGTAGTCAAGCAGATTCTTTGTTTAAGGAAGCACAAACTTTACGTAAACAAGCAGACGATTTAGATCCTCCAAAGAAGAAAACTGCCAAAGCTGTAGAAGCTTAAAGGGGGCAGTTATTTCTAATACTTTTCCTAGAAGAGTTAGGATAGTATCTGGCTTGGATGCAAATTGGCGGGAGATTTTGGAAGACGTGTCGTTACGTGCTATCCCGATTAAATACATTGCAAGCGTAGAACTTGAACTCAAAAACCAAGATACCTGCTCTATAGATGTGGCATCTAAGTTACGTGACGACTGGTCAGGAAACTTAGAAACTGCTTCAGTAGAACTGGAGAAACTAATTGGCGATGTCCATGAACTACACGGCGTTAGCATGGTCGAATACCTGCTAGATTTTGACATGATAAGGAGTGAGGTAAGTTTTACCTCAGCAAAATTAGGAAATGACAACAACAGCAATCGTAATTAGTACAGAAGTAGGAGGCATCGGTATTAATGGCCGTATGCCTTGGCTTGAATTATTTTCAGCTAAAGATGCCTACCAAGAACTTGCCGAAAATAATATAGTATTAGTTGGTCGAAAATCTTTTGATTCACATCATCACTTACGTGGCGAAGTAACTTATGTTTATTCTAACAATGTAGACTTTGTAGAAAGTGATAATGTAAAAAGAGTTTCAGGATCTGCTGATGATATCATTAGCATGATTAAAGAAACACACCCAGATAAAAATATTATTATTGCAGGCGGTGTTAATGTGTTCAAAGAATTTTGGGATCACATTGACGATTGGCGTGTAACTATTGTTAAAGAGTTTGTGGTCTACGAAGAAGATATTGATTTAACATCTATTCAATACCACTGGAATGATAGACGTCTGCTTGGTGAAGGTGTAGATAACAATCAAAATTTTGAAATTTGGCATTACCGTAAGAAGGTCTAATGGATAATTATCACAGTCTAATATCAAAAATAATCAACGAAGGTTCACTAAAAGAAGATCGAACTGGAGTAGGTACAATTAGTTTATTTGGGGAGCAACTTAGATTTGATTTAAACAAAGGCTTCCCTGCAATTACAACCAAAAAGTTAGCATGGAAAGCAGTAGTTAGCGAACTGCTTTGGTTTATTTTAGGTAGTGGTGACGAACGTAAACTTAAAGAAATTTTACACGGTGACGCAAATAGTGATAAGAAGACTATCTGGTCTGAAAATGCTAGCGCAGATTATTGGGTCAACAAACATCAAAAGAAACATAAAGACGACTTAGGTAGGATTTATGGAGTACAGTGGCGTACTTGGAGATCTCCAGTCTTTGGAGTTAACAAGATGGGCATTCGACACATTGACCAACTGCAACAATTGCTCAAGGGCATCAAAGAAGATCCAAACGGTCGTAGACACATTATCACAGCATGGAATCCAGGAGAGCTTGATTCAATGGCGCTACCGCCTTGCCATTGCTTTGCACAATTTTATGTAAACAACGGCAAACTGAGTTGTCAAATGTATCAACGTAGTGCTGACATTTTTCTAGGAGTGCCTTTTAACATCGCATCGTATGCTTTATTCACTCACATGATTGCTCAATGTTGTGATTTAGAAGTAGGCGAGTTAATCATTACGTTTGGTGATGTGCATTTGTATAATAATCATTTAGAGCAAGCACAACAGCAACTAGAAAGAGAAGCATTTGATTGTCCTAAACTGGTGTTAAACCCACAAATAAAGGACATTACAAAATTTGCAATGTCCGATATTAGTTTAGAAAACTATCAAAGTCACGACGCAATTTCAGCGCCAATGGCTGTTTAAAGAATCACACACTCCACAAGTTTAACACCTGTATCACTATTAGTTTCTAAAGCAATAGCAAATACACCGTTAGCATGTGGAACTGACATAACAGCACAACCATTATCAGAGGCGATTAGTTCATCGCCTTTCTTAATGGATCCAATTACTTTAACTGGAATACGGCCTTTTAGTGCAACAATGGTTCCGCCTTCTAAACTATCGTTCATTAGATATGCAGGTTTATTACTAACTGCACCAATTGCACGTTTACCCCACTTACTGGCAGTAACTTCTTTTTCTCCGCCAATCATTAAGACTGTGCCAACTTCGTATTCTGCATCTGCAAGATATTTTTCTGCCAAGTCAGCATAATTAGCACTAGTAGCAGTACCATGCACAATGTTTACAAATATGTCTGCTGCCGCATCACGTGCAACAATTGTACTTGGAGTGTTTAATACAGACGGAACTAATCCACCAAGTCTATCTGCGTTAGTGGCAGTACCAGCGATATTTCCTACTTGAATAGATCCGTTAGAATCTCTAACTACAATTGTAAACGGAGTGTTACTTATCGAAGCAACTCTAGGAACTTGGTTTTGATCTAAAATAGATATTGATTGTTGTGCAGTTCCTAAGAATTGTACAGCTGATAAATTTCCGTCTGCATCACGCACTGCTACAGTATTTCTATATGGTGTTGGATTAACACTGGAAACTAGTCCTGTATAGTCTGTACTACCAATTCTTAGTTTAGCGGCTGTTTCAGATACACCAGAAAACGCACCTCTAAAAACTGTACTAGCACCACTCACATCAACTGCTATTTGTTGGTCAACAGGAGCATTTAAATTAACTACATTACCATAATGGCTACCGTTAGTTCTTCCATTGAACACTGGTGTTAGGCCACTGATTGTTAAAACTTCTGTGTTGTCATTTTTTACTATATTACCATTTACATTACCTACTAGTCTACCAACAAATCCAGCACTAGCAGATACAGTTGTTCCTTCTACTTTTCCTCTAAATGCCGCATTTCCAACGGGCAATCCAGGGTCATCAACTGCAACAAAATTGTTTGCAATAACGTTTTTAATTTTTTTGGTGTTTGTTCCAAGACTAAATGCACTATCAATATCTGGTACTAGACCAGTATTATCAAGAGCAATAACTTTTCTAAGTGTTCCAGAAACAGTTACACTTAAACTGAAATTAGATCCAGTTATATTATTAAGATACGCTGTTCCAGCATTGTATCCTAAAAAGAAATTATCAGAACTTCCTAAAAATAAACCTTTAACATTTGAGAATGAACCGTTTGGATTAAGCGATGGTTCAACTCTAATGGATAAGCTGGTATTCATAATTTGATTACCAGATCCTGTATTTTGTACAAAATTAGCCGCAGGAATTTCTATATTGTTTACCAATAATGATTCTGAAGTTTTTGCTACACCGCCAAATTTAATGTTAGGATAACTTGTTCTTGAAGGTAGCGTGATTCCTTTAAAAATTTTACCAAACCCCGTTATAGGAGTCTGAGTTGAATCAATATCAAATTCGTCTTTAGAGAATACAGTAGAAATTGTGTCCTCAAACTGAGAAGCCAATACAGTATGTCTATTACCGCCAGTGTCAATTAATACTTTAGATACAAGTTGAGCCGCATTAGGATTAACTAATAATGGTCCAATTAACTTGTGTTCAGTGCCGTTATAAGCAAATAGCTGACTTGTTGTAGTATTGAACCATAAGTCGCCTGCTAATTGTCCTGTTGGAGCTGTTGCACTATGTTCTATAGTACCTAAGGGTTTAAATTCAACTCCATTGTAAATCTTGATCTTTTTAACACTGGTGTCAAACCAAAGTTGACCAGTTATTTTATTTGTTGGTTCTACAGAATTAGCAAAATTTTCTAGTAGATATACTAAACTCTCATTTAATGATTTTCCGTATCCAGAATAGTTTTTTCCAGGCAAATTTAAGTCTGTAGAAATGTTATCTACAGAACCATCCTGTATTACAGCTATTGTTTGACCGTTAAATTTCTTTATTGTATATGGCATGTCAACTCTCAGTTATTTCTAATATTTACCATTAAACTACTTTCTTAGAAAGCATGGCTGCTTCTTGCTCTTTTGATACCCAAGTATATGCTTCTGAATTGCCTGAATATGCTTGAACTTTTTGTAAATGTTCTTGTCTAACTGCCTTTAAAAAGTCTCTCATGGCCACAAATTCTGGGGTTTTTTCACTAGCATTTTTATCTAGCATGTCTACTAAAATATTCATTTGCTTGTGTATTGAATAAGTTTCTAAAACTTTTAGGTTAGTAGCGTAATTTAATGTAGATTCAGTAATGACTGGCTTGTCTAGTCTAGACATAATTTGTCCAGTTGCATAGTCCCCGCTCCAATATTCTTGATTTGCAGTATCAATGCTCACATCTCTGATATAAAACTTAGTCAAATCTAATATTGACTCATCAGTGTCAGCAGTGATCTCGCCAATAAGAACCCCTGTAGATTTTAAAAACAATAATTTTCTATTTTCTTTTGCCATTATATTCCCCAACTTAATACAAGACTATACTTTGATTGTTCGTCTTGTCCTATTTCTGTTACTTCGTGTTCAATATGAATAGGCATTTCTAAATATGCTCCAGGTTCTTCTTCAACAAAATTCCCGTTGCCTTCTTTATCGTACCAAACAAAATGAGGCTTATCACTTCTTAAAAATATCAACTTAAACTTCCAATATGCTCCTTGAGAATCTTTATGTCTTTTTAAAAAGTCCCCTGAATCATACCTATTAATTACAAAGCTAGTAGCAGTTTTATCTTCATCACTTAACGTTTTAAAAATAGCTGCCTTTAATTCATCACTCATATTAAAATAAAAAAGAGATTTCATTTGACTATCTCCGTACACAGTAGAAAAATTATATTTTTCATTTGTTTGTCTTAGAGAAAAATTATGAGTTTCTTTTTCTGCTATCTCTATAATTTCACTTGGATTAGTCAAATAATTCTTAATTAAGTTAACCTGATACATATTCCCAACTTGTTCTTCCTGCATTAACCCTATATACTAGGTCATTATTTCTTGTAGGATTATTGACGGTGGTCACTACATTCACATTACTAACATAATGTATACTAATAAAACTTCCATAAGAGGTTGTTGTAGTAGTAGAAATGTTTTGTATTGTTGAAGAAACTCTACATATTGTTAATGGAGCTATATTTGTGACAGGAGCTAATGCATTTAAAATTTCAACAACAGACCCCGCGCCTGAACCAGTTTCATTTAATCCTTTAGTATCTATACTAAAAAATAATGGTCTACTTTCTATTAGATTGTCAACATATTGTTTTGTAACAGCATGTCTTACATCAATTGGGTCAGCTGCCAATGTCAACGGACCAGCAAGTGTTCCACCTAATACTGATAATCTAGTAGTATCTGTTATTACAATACTTTGACTGCCGTCAAATGCCACGCCATTTATAGTTCTTGCAACAGCCAATGCTGATGCTGAACTTGCATTTCCAGTTAATGAGCCAATAAACTCTCTAGTAGAGTTATTAATTACCACTTGTCCGTTTGATGCAAGTACATTACCTGTAATATTTCCAGTTACGTTGCCAGTAACATTACCTATTACGTTGCCAGTAACATTACCTATTACGTTACCTGTTAGGTCACCTGTAACATCGCCTATAACATTGCCTGTTAGGTCACCTGTAATATCGCCAGTTGTGTTGCCTTGCAAATTACCAATAAATTTACCGTAAAATTCAGTTGTTGGCTTAGTTAAATCTGTTACAGTAGTCAGTCCGTCTCTTGTAAAAATCTTATCAAGTTTAGCATTGTCGCCATTTATATTACCAACAACATTACCAGTAACTGTTCCAGTTAAATTTCCGTTTAATGCTGTGGAATAGATTGCGTTGAAGGGTGCTGCCGCAGAGCCAATGTCAACAGTACTTAATGGTTTAACTATTGTTTTATTTGATAATCCACTGTCAAAAGATAAAATATCTCTAATTGGTTCTAAAGGTTCAGCACAAGTAACTACTAATCGTGTGCCAGTATAAACTATATGGCCATCTAAATCTTCGTCAGCGTTTGACCCAACGTAATTGCCAATTTTAACTAGGTATTGTGTATTATCATTATCTCTAATGCCTGCGTGTAAGTGCTCTTTAGTCCAAACACTAGACTGCATTTCTTGTACTGAAGAACTGTCAGTTCTAACAAAACTTTCTGAAGCAAGTGGGCCATCAGTAGGATCAATTAGCGTATATGACTGATCCACTTTTCCATTAATTAATGCTGAACCAATTAAATTTAAACCAATTGTCACAGTTCCAGTTGAGCCACTGTTTTCATGTAGCCCTAAGATAGGTGTTGTAGGATCAAAAATATATTTTGACACTATTCCAATTAATGCATCATCAACAAATAATTTTAAGACTGGGTTGCTTGATTCAACTGACTCGCCATCTTTGGTACCTAATATAACATCGCCTTCTAATCTACTAGTTCCAAACCCTGGAATACTTGTAGTAACTAGATCATAATCAGTGCCATCAAAAACTTTCAATTCATTTGTACTAGAGTTAAACCAAAAATCACCTTTTTTAGATGATGACAATGACGGTTTAGTAGTTGCAGATTCAATTCTACTAATGCCTTTCCAAGTTCCAGCTGTACTATAGATTTTTAACTGTGTTGCTGTGGTATCGTACCACAGTTGTCCAACTAAAGGACTATCAGGCGGAGAATTTTTAGAAAAGTTTTCTAACAAATGTACAAAATTTTCATTTTGATAAAACCCATAACCAGCAACGTTTCTGCCAACTAAGTTTAAAGATACGGTTGAGCTGTCTATTGCACCATCTGGTACATCAACTAATACGTTGTTGTTTGAAAGTTTAATTGAATATGTCATCTAATCGCTCCGTTATACTGCAATGTCCTGTCCAGTTTGGTATACCCATGTTCTTGTTCCTACAACAAGTTCGCATTGATAAATTCTCACTACTCTTGTAACTGTTGGTGTTGATACACCGTTTGTGTATGATAAGCATAGCACTCGAACAACGTCGTTAACATTAACAGACAATGCTGGTATTAGTGCATCAATCTGTGCAATTGCATCATCTGCAGGGCTTGCAAGACCAGTTGTATCAACTGTTAAGTAATTGATAGAAGTTTTAACATCGTCAACATATTCTTTATTTGCCGCATCAAACTGTAAGGACGGTGCATCTACGTTTGCAATTCTAGCTCTAGTGCCGAGTTCAATTATTCTTCCAGTTCCTACTGTAATAATAAGATTAGAAGCAGGATCTATAGTTATCTCATTATCAGTAAACGTGAATTCAGCCGCTTGCAAGTTTGTTAAATGTCCAACATTTGTTAAACTGCTGTTTATTATTGTTGAGCCCAGTGTTGTAGAACTTAATACTTGATTGTTTCCAATATATAGACTGTTTGTTGAAGGTATTTTAAAGTTATCATTAACTTCCCACGCTGACAGTGTAGTTAAAGGAGATATTGAAACTGTAATTCCAGTTTTCAACCATCTCAATAACTTGGTTGTAGTTCCATAAACGGTTAAGCCTGCACCATCTGCGGTTGTATCTGTTGGTGTTGAGACTACTGCAAGTTCAATATTTTTATCAGTAATCTGCAAGGTAGTTGAATTAGTAAACTGCGTTTCACCTACAACAGTTAAACTGCCTTCTATAGTAACATCTCCGTTGACGTTCATCTGTGGAGTGTCACCTGGCAATGTTTTCCAAGTGTCATCTGGATAGATATTGATTGATTTATTGGTTGGATCAACCATTAATGAATTTTGAAATCCATTAGATGTTCGAGTTTGTATTGTAAACTTATTGTTAACACCGTTATTGGTTAGATAAGTGTGATAGTTATTACTTTCTGGCTCTATATATAAAGCTATTCCAGTGTCTGTTGCTGAAATAATTAAACCATTAAGACTTGTTAGTGTTAGACTTCCGTCAATACTAGAATTTTTATCACTTCTAACAAATTTAGAAGATATTAAGTTGCCATCAACTGGATCAATTAGTGCAGTTGCTGACTGTGAAGGTGCATTTATGTTATTATCAACTACACTAGTGCTAAATGAAAGTCCTGCTTTGAGCTCACCAACACCGATAGTAAATCCTGCGATTGCAATTAAAGGTATGAATGAGCTAGGATTCAATATGGCCATTTTTATGTTTGACACATACATCACTGCTACTACTCTAGAATTTCCTCTAGTATCAATAATTTCTTCTACTATCCATCCTGTTTTTCCTTGACTTGATGTATAAATTGGTCCTGCCGTTACTAGATTAGAGCCGTCAAAAAACTTTAGTTGTTGACTAGCATTATCAATCCATAGGTCACCTTCAACTAAATTAGCAGGTCTACTAGTGCTAACAAAAGGACTACCAACTGGTCTCCAATTTGTTCCATCAAAAACGTTTAACTTACTTGTGTTAGAGTTAAACCACAACTGACCTTTAATTTGATTATTTGGTGGGCTTGAATTTGAAAAATTTTCTAATAGATATACAAGATTAGAATTATAAATCTCACCAATACCTTTAAAATTCTTACCAATTAATTTTAAAGAGGTACTAGAATTATCAACTGTTCCGTCTGTTACAGTTGCTACTATATTACCGTCTGTTTTTTTTATTACGTATGGCATCGTCTATCCTTAACCTATTTGAGATGAACCAACACCCGCCCTAATAATATAGTTAATTGTTAAGTATGGGTTAGTGATAGGAATATTAAAGTTCCTGTTTAAAGTTTGTCCTGATCCTGGTGAAAATTGAATTTGATCTGATCCAGATGAAAATGTATTCAATGTATGTTGACTTGATCCACCTTCTCCACCATTTGAAGATGCTGTAAAGTTTCCAGTTCTATTTGCAATTCTATCTGTAGAATTTAGTGGAACACTTTCTCTCAACACCACTAGTGTAAATGTTAGTGTGGCATTAGCATTGGCAGTAATTTGATTGTTTAAAATTACTGTATTTGAATTTGGAATACTCGTAACTATTGTTCCTGGGGCAATGCTTGTATCAGTACTTGTCACTTGCATACCAATTGAAATATTATCAGTGTTAGAAACCGTAACTGATGTTTGGGTAGTTTGTCCAACAACCACTGTCTTTTGTACTACAGAATTAGCAAATGAGTTTGCCATACCAACGTTGCCAAGAGGGAATCTGCCTCGTAAGTCAGGAAGTCTAAAGTACGTTCCGCCAGCGCCGCTACCGTAGGTAGTTCCAATAGTTTGATAAAGAGTAGGGTATTCTGTTCTACTAACTAATGCACCGTCGCATAGTAAGTATCCTAAAGGAACTGCGGTTGCCGCAAACGGAAAAATACTTCCAATTGGAACAAATGCTTCGCCTAATAAGAAACTTGTACGTGTCACTCTACGCAATCCAACGTTAGATCTATGTATTAAGATAGTGTCGTCTGTTCTGTTGTCTAATACTTCTGGTTTTCCTCTAATTGCAGAGTCAGCAAGTGTAGCACCAATTGTTAGTGTTCCGCCTGTTCCGTTGAAGCTTACAGGAGCAGGACTTGTTAAGTCGCCACCAAGTTGAAAATTCGTTGATGCCGCTAAAGAGCTGGCTGCACCAATTACTGTACCAGTAACTGTACCTGTGAACGCACCGCTAAATGCACCGCTAAATGTGTTTGCATATATAGTTTTAAATCTATTAGTAGGTGTACCAATATCATAGAGATTATTTGCTTGCGGTATAATTGCTGGACCAGTAATTGTTCCACCAAATTCATCTAACTCACCTACACGCAAGTGTCCGCTGGAAGTAATATTTTTACCAACATATAAATTTTTTGCAATACCAGCGCCGCCTCTAATTTGTAAGGAGCCGCTGGTAGCACTTGTACTATCCAATATGCCAGTTGTAATTAAATGTCCACTAATGAATGCATCACCATTAACATCCAATTCTGCATTTGGTAACGGGTGATTAATACCAACTCGTTTGTTCTTTCCGTCAATTTTTAAAATGACGTTGTTAGATCCTTGATATGCAATTACCATATCAATTGAGCCGCCGTCTGAAGTATTCTTAATTACTCCAGCTCCTTGAACAACTGCTAAACTTAAATTATTTGCAGTTCCAATTGTAACTCCTGCATCATTTAATATAGATTGTTGGCCATAAAATAAGTTTGACGTATCTCTTCGAGCAAAATTATCAGCTGACACTGTTTCTAAACTTGGTGTTAGAACGTTTAATGCGTCTGCTGAAGTTGATGTTCCATGAATTTTTGCACCTGTTGTAGGTGTTATAGTGTCTCCAGGACCTATAAATTTTTTGCTAGTAATATTGATACCAGGATTTAATTGATTAAATCCTTCAATTGTTTTTTGCGGAATAAAACTTTCAGTTGCAATAATTTTTATAGCACTATCATTGTTGTATTCAATAGTTACAAAATGTTCAACTCCTGAACTATCTAATATAGCTTCAACGTACACTCCAGATTTTTTACCTGACAGTGCTGATGGACCAACTAGTACCCAATCTGTACCGTTGTACAAGTTTAATTGTTGAGTTAATGTGTCAACCCAAAGATCACCTAATAGTGCATTAGTTGGTCTACCTAGAGTAGGGGCAACGTGAGTTCCCCCTGCAGGTCTCCAATTATTTGTGCCACCTGTGGAGTCGTTAATATACAATCTTTTAGTACTGTTGTTATACCATAGCTGACCTTCAATACTGTTACTAGGGGACAGTGGGCTAGCAAAATTTTCTAAAAGATGTACAAAATTCTTTGCAACAGCAACGCCATAATTAGAATAATTTCTACCAACAAGACTTAGACTGGTACTGGTATTATTTTCAGTTAAATCATTAACTGTTATAGGATTAGAACTCTTCCCTGGATCACTAAAAGAAATTGAATACGGCATCTTATGTCTCGCTAAATGTTGTTAGTGTCTGAATTCTAACTGTATAATCAATTTGAATCAACCTATTCAGACTCTTTTGAACTGGGTGAAAAATAACATGAGTTAATAATCTACCGTTTCCAGCGATCCCATCTTCGCTACTGGCTCTAAGACCAATTTCATCAAATACGAAATCACTGTTCATATCTTGTGCGTTATCATAAGCGGCTTGTCCGTTAGGCTCGCCGTAATCTAATAATACACTACAAAAAATGTCAGTATAAACTGTTCCACGTACATGACGGATTTCTAAGAAATTTCTAGTAGGATCAATATTTGACAAGTTTTTTGGATCAATAATCTTATAATATGTTTGGCTATAAAGCCCTGAATTTACCCCTATATTATTAGGAGTAAGATATGTTATAAGACCATTAGGATCTACAGTGCTACCACCGTTACCAAAACTCATGCCTTCAATAATTCCATAGCCTTGATTTGCTAGACTAGCGGCAAGAGCAACACTCATATTTTCATAGTGAATAGCATTTCTTTTGTCCTCAAATACTTCATTTGTTTCAGGATCAAAAATTTTAATATGACCTTCAATATGGAAGCCTGCATTTTCTTTTATGCCTGATTCTTGAGCATTTTCTTGGGTATTTTCGTTCATTTCCTCAACCTTATTATTTTCCATAGTAATATTTATCCAGTGCTTAATTAAGACAGTTTGCCATAGTAATACTTATCGGGCAACTCTGCTGTGAACTCTTGCAGGAATCTAGCCTGTGGAGTCGACTCTTGTTGTATTGTAGTTGTTCCGCCAAGGGTATACCAAATTTTACCAATTTTTTGTACTACTTTGATGTCAACATTTGATATCACTGTAGAATCATCGGCCAAGTTTAGCACACTAGGATTTACCGTTAGCACATAGTTATTACCAACTTTTGTAATGGTAAAATCTGGCGCAACTATTAAATCTCCAGTTTGATTTTGGCTGTTCACTTCGTTCGAATTATGAGTAATGCTAAAATCATGTCTGATCAGCTGGTTAGTTCCTCTAACTGGTTTAGTTAGAATCTTGCCTGCCATGTAGACCGTTACTTGATCTTCAAGACCAATCGCTTCATTGAAGCTGAAATCAGTTAAAGTATAAGAAGCTACTGTGGTTACGTTTACCCAATTACCGTTTACATATTGCTGATATCTGTTGGTAGTTTGATTAAATTTGTAATTTTCAGGAGTTTTATACGTTTTTATAGTATATCCTTCTCTGTAAGGGATAGTTTCATTATTTCCAACGTTGAATACTTTTGTCCCAATAGGATAGCTATCAGCTACCCCTGTTCCAAGTGTTCCTCGAGTTAGATTTGTTAGTTTATTACCAACAATAGATCTGAATTCAATTCTTTCTCCAGCAACAAAGATTGAGCTAGGTTTTGGATTATTAACATTAACCACACCAAATATACTTGTATCGCTGACTTCAATTTCTCTATCAGTTGATAAGAGAGCCTTTGTTAAAGTCACTGTGCTGTTCTTTGATAATCTCTTAAATTGTACAGCGTTAGTCATATCTTTGAACATTCTATAAGAAACTGCTTCGCTTGATACAATGTCACTAATGCTTGTCACAACAACCCTGTCATTGTTTCCTAAATTAAATCTGTTTGATATTTGTATGTAGTCACGATCAACCACTTGATAATCGTAATTTGGAATTAGTGGACGGCCGTTAACATCGACCCAAACGTTATTAATGTTATAAACAGGTCTGCTAAGTTTATATTCATTCCTATTAGGATTAGTTTTGAATACTTCTCTTCTAATTAAATTCTCATCATGATTTGTATAGGTAACTACAGATACTCTTTGACCAGCTTGTATTTTAGAAGGAGATCTAAATGTTATTTGATTTCCAAAAATTACATAGTCTGAATCACGCAGTATACATACTGCAATTACATCGCCCACTTGTGCAACTCCTGAGCTCATTGTAACTGTGTTATCAATTGTATCAAATTCGTAATCTCGTCCCACTACTATGATTTTTCCGTTCTTATATACTTCAATATCAGATATTGATAACGTTCTTGTCAAGTAAGGAATATTTTCACCTAGTCTAAATGTTTGAGAGTTTTGTGTAACTTCATAATATTCAGTTTCAGGCGGCATCATTCTTTGCGTTGGAGCAAGACCCCAATAAATTCTAGCTGTATCTTCATCAGGACGGTTAGTAATATGCGCACCCCAATATACAATATTATCAGGAGTTAATGTTGTTGTATTTGAAGTGTGTGTAACTTTACAAATATAATATTGACCACTGAAAGAAACAATGTCATTAACGTCATAAGAAGTTGTGCTTGCCCATGCTGAGAATTCTAAGTTTGAATTAGTTTGCGTACTCGTATGTCCAATTTTACAAATATAGGAAACATTGTTGTACAAAACAGTGTCATTTATTACATAGTAGACATTTTCTTCCCAAGGACCTTTCCAGTCTTCTGTAGAAGAAGTTAGTCTAGTTACTGCTGCCATAACGTGTAATGGCGCAATGTTGCCAGGTGGCTTCGTTAGAGTATATGTTGTATTATTATCAATTACGATTTCTTGATTATAAATTTCACTATAAGTTTTAACTGTAGATCCAAATAACAATATGTTGATCACTGTTCCTGCTGTTAAAGTAGGCGTGTTAGTGATAATAATCTTAGCACGTTTTGATCTACCTGCTACTTTTGTTAAAGAACTAGTATTTGAAATTGAAATATAATAGCTACCAATATCTTGATAATTAACTTCTGATAATATTTCAAAAGAACTTGCGCCTGCATTTGCACTAGTCACAGTGTAACTAAATCTACTTAAAATACTATTTCCACCAATTGTTGTCTTTTGAACTGTAAGAGCAAGTGTATTAGTGGTTGACAGCTGGTCAACTCCATATTCAGTAGTAATAATTTCAACAGTGGTTGTTCCATTACTGTTTGCTGTTAATGTGTAATCAGTATTTTCTTTAGCAACAAAGTTACCAATTAAAACAAATATTTCTTGCCCGCTACCAATTGTATCTTGGATCACAAATTGCATTGTAGACCCATCCATTATAAACTGTTTAGTAGAAATCAAATTACTGCCAGCACCAGGACTGTTAAACACTGTCATTGACAACGTGTCAAAAATCTCACCTTTGACTAATTCTTCTGTTGAAGGGCTGTGTTCAACAGATAAAAATTCGCCACCGTCTAGACTAATATCAGTTGCACTTAGTCCAGTTGCAGTTCTAAATCGTATTTCACCCGCATCTGAAATTGTTGAGAAATCACCGCCTGTAATATTTGTATCAAGAACGATATCATCAGTTGGTAGGTTTACTCCGTCACTTAATTCTTGACGTATTTCAATTTTTGTACCAGTAACTGGAACTTGTGGAAGAGTCAATGTACTAGTAGATCCGTTAGTTGTAATCGTATTGAACAATGCGTCATTGTTAGTTTGATTTACAGTACCATAGTTTTCATCATCAACTCTAACGCCGTCAAAATAAACGTTAATTTTTGTTCCTAATAAAGGAGTATACCCTAATTCATATGTAGATGTAGTTCCGTTTGAAATTACTAACAAGTCTTTGTAGCTATTGACAAACGTATCCCATCCTTGTGTGAACCAAGGTAGGCCGTCCCAACCTGAACTAACTGAGAAGTTAAGTCCTTGTATTTCAACTCCACCAAACTCCACACCCTTTATTAGTTGGGTGACATCTTTTCCTGGCATATTTGCAGTTGGGTAGTAACTGGTAATAATTCTATCAACTGCATTTTGTATGTTAATATTTTTAGCATACTGAACTGTAATTGTTGATCCCGGAGTTGGTATGTTTTTAAAGTTAATGTATCCAACATACTTTGTAAATCCAGTTTCAACAACTTGTCTTAGTTGAATCAAATAGTCGCTAGTTATGATTTCTGAACCAGTATTGGTACTTGAATTTAATTCACGTACAATGATTTTATCAGTATCTAACTCTGGAGGGAAAGTTAATTTGAACGTGTCAGTATAGCTTTCTCCAGAAGATTGAGTAAACGTATCAACAGTATACAATGTGTTTTTAATATATTGTATTCTTAAATTCTGTCTTGCAGGCAGTGCAAGATTAAATGTAATCACTGTTGACAAATCATTTCTAAAAGTTATTCTGTAATTATCAGCACTAATTTCTGCATCATTTAAAAACAACTTAATAGTTGATTCATCCTGTAATGCAGGATAGTTTGTGTCTGTACTAGTAGATGGATAAGCCAATACATAATTTAATGTTATTCCATCTGTGTCAAGATTTCTGTTAAGAATTTCCCCAGTGTATAGACCTTTATCTGAAGTTCTATCAAACTTCATCTGTATTTGATTAGTTCTTACCTTGCTGTTTGATAACACAGCATACGCAGAACCATTTACAAAATTTGTTAAGTAGTTTGATCCGCCAGTTAAAATAACTCTAGGAGTTGTTAAATATCCGCTTCCAGGATTTGTAACAATGATGCTTGATAGTTTTCCATTACTAATTTTAGCAATTGCTGTAGCACCAGTACCAGTGTCGCCACTAACAGGCACAATTGTAACTATTGGAGGAGTTATATAATTTTCTCCAGCCAATCCAACTCTAATATCTGATACAGTAAATCCATAATTTTCACCCCAGTGCTTGTATGGATAAACATTGTTAATCATAGAGCTAGTTGGCAATTTAATCTTACCAGTTACACTATCAACATACGCAGGCAAATCAAAATCAGTTACGCCTACACCCATCTTTTCAGTAGTGTTATAGCTAACTGTTGATTCTCTAAATTTAGATTTATATGGTTTAATTTCTTTAATAAAATCTTCAACGTAGCTGAAGTCATTAAAACGATAAACATCATCTTGATCTAGTGTGCCGGCATCCACAAGAGGTGTAATAAAACTAGTCTTGTATACCCAATCTACAAACAACTGCTCACTTAAAACATGTCTTACAGCAACAAATACAAACTTTTTCCAATAGGACGCTAGGTCACCTGTAAAAATATTGTCTTTAATTGCATTCAAAATAATACGTAATTCAGTAGTATTTGTTTCATCAAATCCACCTTGGTCATATCTAGTTACGTTGTCAAATCCAAGTCCGGCAGCGGCCTTATCATACAACTTGTTGTTAAATTGTACAGTTCCGTTTTCTCTAAACACTAGATCATAGTCATCAAGATAATTGCCAATACCTGGTGCTGTCTTACGTAGAATAATTTTTCTACCGTCTCCTGGTGTTCTAATTTCAACTGTTGACCCTGTTTCAAAAATAAACGATTCTAAATCTGAAATAAAATTAATTGCGTATGTGGCAGGAACATCAACTGCATAAGAGGGATCAACCCAATCAATATAACTCCAGTATTTGGGTACATTAACTGTTTGCGTAGACTCTCTAACAAATGCTTTGTTTTTGTATTGATAGATTGCCCACTTGTCAATTTCTGTATCAAGTATAGTTAATACTGCGTATGGTCGAGCTATTAATTTTGGTATTTGAGTATATCCATAACCTTGATTTACAATTCTAACAGAAACAACACGGCCATTTAAGTCAATAGCAGTTTGTATTGTTGCTCCTTGCCCATCACCATAAATTCTAACTGTAGGGGCAACTTTATAACCATTACCAGGGTCGTCAATGTTTACGCTAACAATCCTACCGTTGATTACTTCAGCACTTAATTTAGTTTGTGCTTTTCCGTTGGTGCCTATCAGTGATATTTCATCACTTAATTCAATGACTTCATCATAATGTCCTAAACTAATAGACGGGTAATCTTCAACTTCTTCTAAACTGGTTATATTAGACTTGCCAACAATATCATGTTTACGTAACACTTCATTGACATACTCAATCATAATTTTTAATGCCAAGTCTCTATCTTTAAACCAAGACTGTCTTGGTCTATATGAAGTACCGTAACGTAATTTTGGAGACAATGTTGGATCAGGTACTGGATTTCCAGCAACATCTTGACCAACAAGACTATCAATAAGTTTATTTTCAATGCTAGGATCTAAATTTAAATAGGTAACATTTTCATTCACTAGCTGCCAATGACTGTGACGATTAATTTCTTTTTCAGATGTTTGATAGTACACATCAATATTAATTTTATCACCATTCAAAGACTTTTTAGCATTGGTTAAACTCAGTGAGTTTGTTGCTAAGAAGCTAGCAAATTTAATACCTTGACCTTTAGGATCCTCAATTATTCTTGCACAATCAAAAGAACTTAAATTTCTAAATGCTAAATCTGGAAGAGTAATTTTGTTTCTGACCCAAAAGTAATAAACGTTAACAAAGTCATTGACAACAGGATCATAGTATTGATTAATTGAAAGGACCGTATTATCTGGATTTAGTGGCTGACCACTTACTCCTAATGCTAATCCATCAGTGGTGTCAGCTAACTGTGCCCACTCGCTTGGTCTAAAATCACTCTTAACCCATTCGTATACATCAACAGTTGATCCTGGGAACAACTTGCCCCAGTTGTTTGCTCTAAACTCATTATTTCCTTGTTCATACCAAACAAATCTTAAGGTGCTAGTATCAAGCCAAACCTCACCAACATGGTCGTCTAACCAAGTTGTTTTATTATCAACTCTTACTTTTGCTGAAGTTTCTAATGCAACAGTATAAACTGCTGGGTCGAATGGTTGAATGTATTTGATTTCATTCAATACCTTAGATGGCAACTTACCTTTTATTGGATCGTAAATTTCGTAATGATCAATAATTTCTAATGTACTGTTGTTATAGCTGATAACTTTTTTAATTTTATCAACATCAATTATTGCTTCCTGCACTCTAACTTTTGACCATGACCAAGAAGAGCCGCAGCCACATGCCTGATCTATATCACGCTTTTTGTCAAAAATTACAACCGTTCCAGAATCTGTATATGTTGTCAACTGATTAGAATCTTCTAAAGTTCCAATAACTTTTAAATCATATTTTGGTGCGCCAACAAGCATGAACTCACCGTCTGTTGCAATTCCAGTACCATATCCGTCAAAGGACGCACTGTCGCCACTAATTAACGATTCACCAAAAACATATTTGTTTCCTAATTTTTGATACAAATAAACTGCTCCACTAGATTGTGCTTTGCTTACAAATCTAGTGCTGCCAGTATCAAATGTTGTTCTTAAGGGCGCAGCCGCAGATGTTGGGTTCAATACATATTCTGATCCATATCTTTGTGCAGAGTCAGTATATCGTTCAGTGTAAGTGTCAAATGCAACAGGTGTTGCTTGACCACCGCCAATAGCAGTGACTAATAATGTTTTACCGTCATCACTTAACGCTAGATTACTTCCAAATAGTTCGCCTGTTTCAGTTGCTGGTGAAGTAATTTTTTGATCCAAGGCGTATGAAGCGTTTGTTTGTAATTTTAATACATAGACCAAACCTGCATCTAATTTCTCTGTAGAAGAATGATCGCTAGATATTAGTAGTGCTGTGCCATCTGCTGACATAGCTAGTTTGTCACCAAATCTATCGTTTCTAATTGTACCTTGACCTGTGATAGTAATAGTTGTTGTAGCAGTTTCGTCTGTTAGTGAACGCAATGGTTTAAATGCCATACGTAATACACTCAATTCACTGATTACAAATTCTCCACTATTACCTGCATTTGTTGATCCAGCAATAATAACAGATTGTCCAATTCTAAAACCATCTGCAATAAAACTTCCATTGTTTCTAACTATTGAATTATCTGATGCTTGGAATGAAATAATTTGCGCAATAGTGTTGTAGGATTTTATTACCCCTTTTAACAACAAGTCATTTGATTCTAAATAGTCATCTGCATATATTGTTTGTGTTAATTGATAGCTGTAAGAACCTGGATCTTTTCTAAAAATAAACACTGCACCTGAGTGAACTTGTGTTCTATCTTTTAAGTGTCCAGGTGCTGATACTGCCAACACTGTTCCATTTTTATTAGATACAATGTCACTACCAAAGTTAGACTTTGAATTTACATCAGTGACTGCAGAGCGTAGATTGTATGGATTTCCGCCAACAGTATACACTTGCCACACATTGCTACTGTCCAAATAATAAACAAATATTGCGCCAATGCCGCCATCTTGTCCTGGTGATGATACCAATAAGGTTGGTTTGTCAGATCCTACAAATTTTACTTTGTGACCAAAGTTTGCACCTTCTTGTGCTATAGGACTAGCTAAAACAACTTCAGTTCTATACTCATCAAGATCATTATTAAATTTAACAATCTTAATTGCACCCTCGTCAAACAACTCGGACGAAGACTTATTAAAGTCTAAAACTTTTTTAATTGGATCTAATGCCTGACCTAAAACTTTCCATTTTGCATTAGAAGAATTTGGAGCTCCTGAAACAATATATCGTATAGTAAGAGATGTATTTTCCCAGCAATCTAAACTTGCCCCGTGGAGTCTTTGTATTTCTGGTATTGCAACTCCATTTTTTACATCTTGTATAGTTAATATATCACTGAAGTTTTCTTCTAACAAATAGCTTTGATGTAAGATAACATCTTCAGATCCAAGTGCGTTTCTTTCATATACATACACTCTGCCACGTTCTAATTCTGTAGCAGAAACAATAATATTTTTAGACACTGGAGCAATTATTGTAGTATTACCAAATTTTTGTCCAGACTGATTAATTCTTGGTCGTATTGGTAATGCTTTTGTGTTTGCTTCTTTTTCTAAAACTGCCCATGTGCCGTCACCAACATTATCAACCCAAACAAACTCGCAATTTTGCCATCTTGCAAGTCCTGGAATAGATGCTAAATCATCTAGGTTAGCAAATCTTGATGAAGCAAAATAATACATTGACCCGTTTAGTATTTCACCAGCAGTTGGTATATCGTTAAATGCTGTTTTGACTACAAATGTTGTTCCATCAGGAATACCTAATACTTCGTAAACACCATTTAGTGGATCATCTAGTCTAGAAATTGATACAAAATCACGCAATTTTAGTTTATGCGCAACGTCAGTATTAAAACTGATTAAATTATTTGCGTTATCAACTGTATAATTAATAATTGTCACAGGGGACAGCGTGTATCTTTTAACTCCCCAATTTCCTGAATTATCAATTGCTAACCAAACAGTATCACCTTCTCTCAAAGAAGCAGAAGAAGACAATGTTAGTATGTTGTTTTCATATAATCCAGTGAATACAACATCATCTAATCTTACATAGCCCGCAGTTGGTATTTTTTGATATTGGCTGTATCCATTACCATTAACTGGAGATACATCAAGAGTTGGCCAAGGTTGTCCATTATAATCAGCTGGACGAATCTGCATATCAGATAATGAAACTTTGTATGCTTTATCTAAAGATGACTTTAGATTGTTATATTCAAATTCAAAGATTTGAGGATCTTGATTAATTTTATTTTGGTCTAGAGTAAATTCTATTTCTTCATAAGAATTTTCTCCACCAAATGTTCCTAATCTAATAGCCCACTCTTCTTGTAAACTAATATGTGCGCCTGTTGCAGTATTATTAGCAACTGCAAACTTCTCTAATGGAAGTGTAGTTCCTTTTTCTCTAATAAATCCTTGATAAAATTTATACTGACTTGACTCGTCAGGTATCAAAGAATTTAAATATGTTCTTGGAACATAACCTATTAATTTTTGTGCGTATTTTTGTTGACTGTTATCAAAGTTAACACTATCTAAACTATAGAATTCTTCAAACTGACTAATCTTATATTCAAAGTTAGGCAACAACTGTGCAACTGGTTGCTTGCCTAGTAGTGTCCAATCTTCATAATTAAAAAGTTCTCTAGCTAATGTGCGAGCTTTAGCTTGATAATATTTTGTTTGGTATCTAACAACATTTCCAATTTCATAATCAATGTTAGGTTCCCAATCATTAATCTTGGCGCTGTCATATACAAATCCTGGAATGTAAAAATCACCCTTCCAGCCGTCTGTCATGAACCCTTTAATTTTGAATCTCTTCTGTCTATATCCAGAAGTTGGTTCGTAAATTAGATCATTAAAAATTGTTTTATTGTCAAAAACTACAACGTGTTCTTTTTGTACTAGACTAATTTTTACAAAATAAACACCATCAGCCGTGCCAGCAGTATCAATAACAAAAGAACCTTCTTGTCTAGAAATTCTTACTTTGGTTCTATCAATAGTAGTACCATCTGCTTTTAGTAGAGTATAATCATAAAAACTATCGTATAGATCATCAACGACAGAATCTTCACTTGTAAAATAAATCTTTTCTGCAAAAGGAGAAAGACTGATTACTGAACTGGTAGACCAATTTTGTAGACTCCAGAATAAAAACTCTTTTCCTGCTAATTTCCAATCTGCAATTACATCTAGCTCTGGTAAAAGATTTTCAAATTTAAATCCTAAGGATTTAACTTGTTCGCCGTAACCAAGTATAAAATCAAATACATCTTGTATAGAATTATATTTTGTTCCATAAGGCACAATTGTATCAACGTCTTCAAAAGAATTTGGTACAAATGCTTCAACACCACCAATTGCTGGAAGGTAAGGAAGTGGATAATATAATCCTGGATCAAATGCCTGCTTAGTCAAGTGAGTTGAAATTGCTCTATAATATTGTTGGCCGTTAGCAACTACTAGTCCAGCATTTACAGTGGCGTTTGCAGACCAATATATAAATGGTTCAGTTGTTCCGCCTACAGATATTACAGGATCATTAGTAGCATGGATTGCTTTTTTAATTGTAAAATAAGGAGAGTTAGAATCATATCCTCTCACCATATATCCAGCTTCTGTTCTTTCAACAATAATACCAGACATTGTTAAAGTTTTAGTAGGAGACCCTGTAGAAAGAACTAATTGATAGTTTTCTTCTGGGACATACACTTTGTCAACTGTTTTATAAGATGTTACTGTTTCCAATGCAACTCTAAACTTATCCTTACTTGTAAATCCGCCAACTTTATAAATTAAGTTTGATTGAATTCTATTTAGGTAGTTTTGTAATCTAAATGCTGGATTAGAAAATCTCTGTCTTAAATTTTCAACAATGTAAGGATGATAACCTGTTGCATAAACAAAATTATTATCTATTGTATTTGAAAAAACCTTTAGTGCAGACGGACTCAGTCTTTCTAAAGAATCTTTATATACGATCTGATTAGCAATATTAAAGACATTTCGTGAAGTGTCAAATCCTAAAGTTGCATACTTAGCTGGCATTATTAGCGCCATTGCTATTTGCACTGCAAAAGGATAGATATCACTTCTTCTCCAAGCAGTTTCTGCAGGACCCATATCACCAAATGACCAGTTAGTATATCTTGCAGAATAATCAAAATCTTTTACAGCATTGACTTGTAAAGGATCTTTTAAACTGCCGTATGAATCTACAGGGATAATATTAGACAGTCCTGGTCTTGCATATTTTTCATCATAGCCTTTTCTAACTCCATTTCGAATATATCCATATTCCAAATCTTTCCACATAACATCATTACCAGATGTATAAGGAGCAGGGCCGTATTCAGTTTCCCACCAAGTTGGCTTTTTATAGAAGCCTAACATTTCCCAAGGGCAGGTATGTGGTCTATCTGTATCGTAATGCTGTTTGTAAATTTTTCTCCAAGAGCCGGTGATAAATGCATTTCTATCAATTATGCCATTTGAATTTACGTATTTGAATCCAAAGTTGTTTAGGTAAATTTCATTTTCGTTTGCTGTATAGTCAATACTATAGATACCAACCCATTTTAAAAATTCATCTTCAATAGATTGGTCAAATTGCTCAGACGTGTATCCAGTTTTTCTAAATATGCTAGGCAAAATTTCATTTACATCTAAAATTCTTGGATCGTATTCAACTTTTAAATTGTTGTAAATTCGTTTTTCTAACTCTAATAATAGTTGATCTCTGTCATCGCCAAAGCAAACTGTAACTGACCCGTCATGTCCTTGTATAACTGACGTTGGTTCAATATACGTGTCATCTAAGTAAATTGCTGGCTCAAAACTAGGATATAGTCCTAGTTTTGTTGGTGACATAGGCATCACTGCACCATGAATATTATTAAAAACTCTAATTAAAATCTCATCACTTACTGATAGTGTATTAACGAATCTAACTAACGGATTGTTTACATCAAAAGAATAATCTTTATCAATGGTCAACTGCTCTCCGTTAACATATACTAATATTGCCTTTTTGCCAAACAAAAATCTATCGTAAATTTCTGATCCATATGCATACGCCTTAATATTTGTATCGTTAACAGTGTATGTATAATCTCGCTTGTTTAAGCCATACGGCAACATATCACTATAATAAAACATAGAAGCAGGAGTTTTATCTTTAGCAATACTTAAAATTATCTTATCTAATGCATCTGGAATATTAGCATACTCTGCTAATTCTGTAAATTTTTGTAATACTAAAATTTTATATCTTTGATATTCCAATGCAGACCAACGAATAGAATGTATTAGATTATAATCTTTATTAGCTATTAGTGCGCCTGCCATTGCAACCAGACCGTCGTGTTGAACAAATCTTCTTCCGTATTTGTCCAAGTTTTCTAAATCACGTAAATTATTTCTATCAATGGCAGTGTTTAAATCTTTTGATGCATTTAAAATAATAGAGTTTAAATGATCATTGATTTCAGCATAGCTTAAAAATCCTGGGAATTCATTGGTTGGATTGTTTACTAAATTTATTGGGGTTTCATAATACCCATCTTCTTTTTTGTCGTACGTTGGTAGAGCTTTGACTACTATAACATCGTTTTTGACTAATACAGTTGCTAACGTGATAAAGAAAGAGTCAAATGCTGTATCAATTCTAACGTCAAATTCAGTAGCGGTTAGTTTTTTTCCGTTCTTAAAAACTCGTACATTCTCTTTGGGAGTTCTAATATCAATACTGTCAAACTCAAATGCATCTTCGCCGCCAATTGCAATACGTTGATCGATAATTTCTTGGATTGATAGTTTATTACACTTTACCCAACCATTAACATAGTTGTTGTTTTCTTTTAAAAATCCGTTTTTAGTATTGCCTACTACCACTTGTCCATCAACAAAATATTCAAACGCATCTTCTGATAAACAATTTTCAAATGTGTAACCGCCAACGTTTGACACAGTTTTGTAAACAAGAGGAAAGCCTAAAATACTGTCATTGTTACCAACACCAATTTGATAGCCAAATACTCTAGAACCAGAAAAGTTTGTATCTTTATAGATATCGCTATTGGAGAAACTTGCACCATTTGAATCAAAGATATCAAACAATGGTGATTGATTAATATGTTCTTTTTGTTGTGACTTTATCCATTCACCATTTTTAAAAACCCAAGATGTTCTACCATTTTTAATACCGCTAATAACAAGTAGTCCATCATCTAAATTTGGTAGTGAGTCTTCTGCCTCTTCTAAGTGAAGTTTCTTAACTCCGTTGATGTCAATAAACTGTACTTGATAAATTTTATTCTTTACATCTAAGTCAGTGTCTGAAAGAAATACAATTCTATTGCCGTCTTCTAGTGCTTTTCCGTCAATATAATAGCCTAAAGAGCCTTCAATATTGCTAAAAGCGTCAGTAACTGTGTCATCTAAAAAATTAACATACTTTGTTATTTTAGAAAAATTAAACAGTTGCATATTTGGACGAAACTCAATAATAGGACGTTGAGCTCTATCAAATGATGTAAATGTTGGATCAGTATTATTCAATAGGGAACTAGTGTTCACCACATCAATGTGGAACCATCTATTATATCTACTCCATGGGTTTTTATCTTCACTTGCTCGATTAATCAAGATATAATCAGGGTTAACAGGATATTCTGAAACCTCATCAAAAGGTAACTCATCAAATCCAGTATCATCAAAAGATGTTTCAACGATTGTTGAATAGCCTTCGATTGTAAGTAGACTATTGTAGTCAACCAGAGTGATACTGTTTCCTACTCCCTCAACAATATAAGTTTTATCTCGATATTTTTCAGGAAACACTGTGTCTGAAAAAACAATCTTCATTCCATTTGACAAGTGTATTCCGTCTTTAATTTCGTAGGTCTTTTTACCTATAATTTCATTTTCAACATCTAGCTCTGTATTCTCTTTTTGGTCTCTAATTAAAAATCTGCCAAAAAGAGTGTTGTCATTTCCGTTGACATAAAACAGTGTACTTGGTGTGCTTTCTACTACATTGAAAATAACTGAACCTGATGTTGCTCCGTTATTTTGTACTCCATCCCAAGAATCAACATCTCCACTGCTTCTTTTATTTTTAATATAGAAAGACTGATCAACTGTATCAACTTCAAAGATGTAAGTAAATCCTCTGTACAAAGTAATTGTAGGATTAACTGCAATTTCATTTGTGCTAAAATTCCAATTGTCATCAACAATTTTTACTTTAATTGTACTAGTAACTTCTTTTTCTTTTCCGCTAATTCTAACTGTCGCTGGACCGCTAGGTAACCAAACATAATTTCTAAAATTAACAAACTTGTCTAAATCAATAAAGGTATTCCAAGTATAACTCTGTTGTCTAAACAACTTATCTTGGTTACGAATATCTGCACCAAAGTACTTTAAACTATTGATAATGTCTTCAAAAGTTTTGTTAAACTCTACTTGATCTGTTACTGAATTTTTTATTACAATACCTGGTTCTAACTCATAGCGGTTTCTTAAATCAGTACCCTCATTGATATAGGAGTCACTAGCTGGCTTATAGTTTCCAATAATTTTATCACCAATAAATCCGTCAACCTTCTTTAATGTTGGTTTCTCAATTAATTGGTCTATCGTTCCAGTTAAGAATTTTTTGTTTGCATCTGTTCTAAAGATTACTGGAAGTAAGTCTACTGATTTTCTTTTACTCATTTTTTATCCATTACTAGAAACGACAATTGGGCCATTAGTTTTAATAAGTCCTGATGTTACTGTATTAATTATTTCTAATTCACCTACGTCAGCTGTACTTAAGAATATTTCATCAGCTTGACAAAATACTTGAAATAAACTACCAAAATATTTTTCTGGGGCACTTGGTACGATTAAAAAGTTAACCACATCTGGGCTTAATTGTTTAATAACGTATGCGCTCAATTCACCAAAGTTAAATGTATCTCCAAAATCCCAGTTGTCTAAACTGAAGTATTCATTGATTGCAACAATAACTCTAGACTTTATATCGTTGTCATTAGTTACAGATCTTGGATTTTTAACGATGAAAAATTTTGCTTGCAAATCTACGTTAGCGCCAGTACCAAACAATAACTTGTATTTGGCTGGATGATAAACTACCTCGTCACTGATTGACTTAACTGAGTTTATACCTGAACTAAACTGTTCAAATAATTCGTTTGAACTAGGAGCTTTTGGTGGCTCGCCATCTTGAGTTAGCAACCAAGAACGTAATAGATCATCATAATTTTTTGTTAGCAAATATACATCAATAATGTTGGTCTTACAAGGATCAATTCTAAAATCTTGACTTGCAGTGTGTACATATTGGAATGTTAATCCTGATCGTCCTGGATAAGCAACTATACTATTATCTAATACTAAGCTGTAAGAGCTATCTAAAACTTTAACAACATTTTCTGTAATAGAATAGAAATAAAACACTTGTCCTGGTTGATAATTGTTTAAATTAGCAACATCTAATTCACTATTAAATGTTGCAACTAACGAACTATCAAGAATTTTTTTGTAAATTTGATCATTAAGTTGTACACTTTGGATAAACACAAAAGAGCGTTTAGTTCCAATAATTGGGTCAATTAGATCAGGTTTAACAACATTATCAAAGGAATCTGGATCATCAACAATTCCGTCTCCAGTTTCATCTGAAAAGGAAATATTGATTCGATTGTTATCTAAATATCCATCAGCATTTGAAATCATATTAGTAATTTCAAATTTAAAATCTGAACCCAATGCTAAGCCTGTTTCAAGATCTTCATTGATTGACATCACTGAAATATAATCAGTTGCATTGCCGCCCAACTTACTGGTATATTTTTTATCCTGTTCATTGAAATAAAAACTTATTTCTTTTTCACTTTGAAATATGTATTCTAATCCTCGGTAATATACAATTACGTTATCACCATCATTTTTAAAAGCAATTAACCAACTAGCATCTAAACCTAAATTACTAATGTCGCCTGAGTAAGTTGGGCTAAAAGTGCTAGAGTAATCAAGATTATTAGAATTAATAATTTTCCACTCACCAAGAGTTCTATCATATCTTAATCCAAAATCTCTTCTTAAAGAAATTTGATTAACTATTTCAGTTTCAAAAGCAAACGGAATATCTGTAACAAATACAGGAATGACTTCTACGGGAATAGCACCACTTGGTACTGGCGTAGTAATTCCAATAAGTCCTACTCCAAGATCATCAGTGCCTGTGCCTAAATTGCTACCGTCACCAGATGTATAAGATACTTCAGTCCAAATATAATCTTTAGTATTCTTAGTCTTAATTGATGTTATAGTATTATTAGGGGCAAAATATTTTCCTGTTGGAGGGGCAAATTTTACAAGTGCTTCTGATTTAATATAACGCAATGTTGATTGTGTGTATTGTCCAATACCAACTGCTTGTAATGTTGCATTGCTTTTAAAATAACCTGTTGCAAGGTTAGGCAACACTGACACGTTCTGCCAGCTGGCTCCAATCTCACCTATTTGTAATCTATCAAATTGTTGATAATAGAAATCTCTTGTTGACTCTTTTGCAAGCAACGGTTCAATAACAGTTTTCATAATACCAAACACTTCGTTTTTAGTATTAAATTTAAAGTTGAAGCTTGTTGTATAATCATTCCTATACAGTGCGCCATCTGTACCAAACAAATTAATTGAGCTAGAACGACCTGTTGGATCAGTTAATTCAAAATATCTACTGATGCCAGAAGATGTTCTGTTAACTGCTTTGACTTTAACAACTTGTTGGTTGTTTGTTAAAGGAACAATATTATAATCTTCCCCAGTAATCATTCTATTTTGTGTATAGTATACTTGTGGAGCCTTTTGTTTAATACTGTCATTAGTTTCTGATGCGGCGCTATTTGATACACTGCCCTTCAGTCCTAAATTCATAGTCAATGTTTGTGCTTGACCATCTCTGTTTATAAAAGGGAATCTAATTTGTACATTGTCTAAATCTTGTGGACTAATCACATAACTTAAACCATTACTTGTTCTATAATAGAGTCTAAAATTTCCGTTAGGAAGTTTACCAAAAACGCCATCGCTGAAGTTTAGATCAATTTGATCGTTTTCTCTTGTATTAACACTATAAAAACTTTTAACTTTATTTTTTACACTGTTGTAAATTGCATTAGTGCCTGTAACGCTATCTAATTTTGTCCACAAATTTGACAAAGTATTATTGGCATCAATTTCATATAGCCAAACATCTGTATCGTTAATATTTTGAATATCAACGCCCACTATTTCATTAGCTACTGGGTTTGTTAAAGAGAAGTCAGAATTTTGTAGTGTACCTTCTTTAAACATAACAAACCAACCACTGTTGGCACTAGAGCTTCCTTTGTTATCATTTCTGTACATTACACCAAACGTCCCGCCTAATGTTGGGGGCTCTTCTCCAATGTCAGTTCTATTAATAATGCTAGAACTTACAAGTTCAAATGACATTGGAATTCCTCCAATTGTTTTACTAAATGTAAACAATGGCACATCTGTTGTATTTGTTCTTAAATTATATTGTTCTGTAGGGATACTATTAATTGATCTGCTAGCATTTGGCTTTCCAAAAACAGCAGTATCCATTGCAGAGTTCATCACTAATGTAAACTGTGAATACCAATCTCTGTTTGTTGTGTCGTTCCAAGAAATAACTCTATTTGCAAGGTTTGTTCCGTTAGAATCAACAAGATTATCTGTTGTACTTACAGAGTTGACTTTTAATAATCCCTTAGCAGATTGCGTTCTTTTAGGATTATAACTAATCAACTTTGCCAGTTTTAAAATACTGTCTCGTCTTTGTGCAGTGTCTAAAAAGTTTTCACGTGCATTTAAGTCAATGCGGAAGCTCAAACTTTGCGCTAGAAACGCAATCATGTCTATTAGAGCAACATATTCACTGCTGTCAATGTAGTCGTTAAAACTTTCAGGGAAGTTTTGACGAAGGTACTCAATCATACTACGACGAATCGTCTCAAAATCGTAGGATTTAAAGTCGGCATTTTGGAACGTTTGATAAATCTTCGTCCAATCCTCGCCAACTAATAAATTATTTTGTCTTTCTGTGCTAGCCATTCTTCGTCAATCTCCGATATTCATATTTATCGTAATTAAAATATGCTTACTTAATTACTCAGTGATCAAACCTAATTCTTTGTCAAAGGTCAGTTTAAGAACAGATGACAAATTATTTGTTTGATATCTCAATGTTATTTCTAATAATATTCCACTTTGAAACTCATCAACCTTGATATCTTCAGCAATGACTCTCGGATCGCTTTGAATAATCTGTTTGATATCATCTGATATTGAATTTCTAAGGTCTTCAGTTAATGGTTCAAAAATGGCGTCCCATATGATAGTACCGTAGTTTGGGTTCATCACTCGTTCACCTTTTCTTGTATTAAAATGATTTATGATGTCCTGTCTAATACATTCAATGTCGTAAGTTTTAAAATTTTGTGAAGCTTTTGCACTGCTGAATCCTTTATAAATGTGTGCAGTACGCACCCCATAATTCATAGTTGTAGCAGTTGGTTTTATTACTAATTTTTTAATAGCCATTATATTGGTCCATCCCTTCCTGTTTTTTCAGGCTTATAAGCCGTTGGGTTAATATTTTCATGATCGTCCCATGGTTCATGTGTTGGAACACGACGCATTATACTACTAATCTTAGTGCCAGCATAAAAATTATTATTTTCCCAACCCTTTTGCATGTCACTGGTTGCGTTCTTATCAGCAGTTCTTCCTGAAAGAGAAAATCTATCCAGCGTGACCACACTGGTTGCCGCCTCTGGCAGTATTGATAGCGCATCTAAAGCAAATGCTAAATCAGTTGCGGCAGAAGGAGATATTGGGGCAGGCGTTGGACCGTTCATATCTATCAACGTAGCTCTTTCAATGTGACTGCCAATTGCGGTGAACACGTTTGCTCCGCCAGCGTTAATAAAGTTACCACCAACAGTGTCCACGTTAAAAGATCCTGCTGTCTTAAATGTTGTACTTGCACCAGAAATAAAATTAGTTGCTACTCCTGATTTTACATCAAACTCGGTGAGTGTCTGCATCTTAAGTTCAGTCGTTGCATACATGTTGATATTACCAAGTACTGAATATAAATCAATGCCTGATAATGGTCCAGCTTGTGTTGGATTAGTACTTGCGCCAGTTGAAGTTAAACGAACACGTCCTAGCGCACTAGCATTGAAGTGATTAGCCGCTGTCCAGTTACAATCTAATCCAGCAAACCCTTCAATCAATCCTGATGCTTCAAAATGCATAGAGCCTTGTGCCGCAACTATGTTAACATTACTGCCTGCCTCAAAGTTGATATCTCTGTCAGCTCTAAAATTAAAATCATTTTCACTGTGTATGCTTATACTATCGGCAGCATAGATATCAATTTTTCCATCACTAGTAAATTCTAACCAAGCAGTTCCTCTACTATTACAAATGTAAATTAAATCACTAGAATTGTGTAAAAGTATTTGATGTCCAGTACGGGTTCTAAGTCTAACTAACTCGTCAATAATACCTTCTTTTTTAGTTTTTTCATCTTTACCAATGTATCCGTCATCCATTACAAACTGTGTTCCGCCTTCACGTTCAACGTAGGCGGGTATTGGATCTTTTTCAGTTCCAAATCGATACTGTTTACCACCCACTACAACAGGTCCTGGTGTTGAAATTCCGTATACATTGCTGATTGTACTGCGTCTTGCACTGCTAGTTGTTGTTCCTCTTATAGGATCTTTTAATAAACCTTGTGTAGCAAGTCGAAGTGTAAAAGGATGCATAGCCTTTTTTACAATATCAGGCTTAGAATTGTCTCTACCTTGAACACGTTTGTTAACTTCAACTACAGGAACGATTGCGGTGTCACTAGTAAAACCTAACTTAGTTTTTTCTTGTGGCGTTAATTCTGCGTACTGACTTGCGGCAATGCCTGGAACCATTTGATTAACGCCTGGCTCAGGAACACATGCTAGCCAAAAACATTGTTCCCTGTCACCTTCAATAAAAATAATAATGACCTTTGTACCAATGTCTGGCGGCACAAACCACATGCCATAACTTTGTTGTGAGCTTGAAGCGTTACGTAGATTTCCATCTGTTGCTTCATACGCAGTATAGCCAAAAAAGTGTGGGGCATATCTAGGATACACCCTAACAGAGTCTGCTATTTCTTGGCCGGCTCCACCTTTTCGCAAAATCACACACTCTAATGTTCCCATTCGAGTACTATCATTGTGACCTACTACACGAGCAATATATGGTCCATTACTTAAACCAGATATTGAAGGTTGTTGCGTACTATTTTTTAGTTCCATTATCTACCACTTTCTCCTGGAGCACACAGCAAGTCATCTAACGGACTAGGTCTTGGTATAAATCCTGCTCTAGATAAATCTTTGTTCAGTACTGTGATGTCATTTGCAACTTTATTACTTGCAGAAATTAACTGATCCTGAACTTGTCTTGTAGCAGAATTATTTGAAGTTTGAGTTGGAAAGTTTACCACATTCAAACCTGAGTCAAGTTCAACTGCTGGTATTCCTGCCGTAAACAAATTATAAGGATCATATCCTCCTAATAAATTTTGTACTTGGTCTTCTGTTAATGCTAGGTCTGGATTTCCTCCTGGGCCGACATCAAGTGCAAATGTTGGAACATTCAAATTAATTTTAGACGTAAACCCATTAGGAGTAGTAATTGTCTGTGGCTGTACTTGCACATCAATTGGTTCTTGATTTAACAACGACAACGGTGGTCTTCCTGAATAGAATGCAGGACTACATCCAGGTATGAATGGAATAAACGGTAACAATATTGGTGGTGGGAATTTAAATTTCAAATACTCAACCAATCTTTTTATGTACTCAGCCAACGGATTGTAAATTATTAAATTTAATCCTAAAATTTTATTAATGGCATCTCTTGCCGCAATCAGTGCTTTCTTAATTGGTTCAGGAAACGGTATCCAACCTTGTCTAATAATTTTTGCTAGGAGTGCCGCAGCCAGTAAAGGATTCTTTAAAACACACTGTATTAAATTTTGTATACTAGTAACTGCTGATTCAACATAATTTTTAATTGCCTGTATCTTGCCTTTTAAAATTTGTACTAGTATATTAACTCCTTGACTTGCTCCAAAAAGTGTTGCCAATGTCACGCCTGGATCAATTGTGATGGTTTTTAATTGTGGTGCTGGTTCTGGTCTGTCTGTTTCTAAACCAAATATTCCTAATATGCCTTGTATAATTGCCGCAACTTGCGCCAACTGCGGCACAATTGCTGCCGCGCCGTTAACGTTAATTGCAAAGTTGCCATCTGCTTGTATAGAAAAATTTAAAAATTTTCCAACGTTAGCTCGTTGATATGATGCAGAATATAATGATGCACGATCATCAACTCTCCATTCAAATAATTTATTTGGACCTACCATTGTATTTCCTTATATTGTCAAGTTAATTTGGTTCAACGTGAACCTATCTGTAAAAGACTGTATTTTTTGTGATGCAGCCAAGTCTTGTGAAACGTTCCTTGTACCAATTAATTTTTGTTTAAAGATTCCATTTGAAAAAGTACTTTCTACTTCTCTCACAGTGTAGTATGCACTTAATCTTGATAGAGCCTTGTCTTCGTTGGCTTCTCCCGATGTTAAAAATCCTTGAGAATTAAAATCTTTTGGTGCGTAAGCAATAACTCGCAAAACAGGATCTACTGATCGTAACGCAATTCCGCCATCAACAGTAAACAATGTGCTTTCACCATCTATTTTGTTTCCATCATCAATGTATTGTGTTCCTAACCACATTGGGTCTCCTAATATTTCCATATTAAGTTCAACGTTCTCATACGGATTATTCATCAAGGAGTTTATATCTCTTGCCAAAGTAAACAAAGGATCAGGCTGATTAGCACCTTTAACTGCAATCTCTTGTCTATCACTATTTGGATTTGGTGTTGTATTGCTGGAAATTCCATCAGCAGGGGTTGGAACTAACGTACCAGTAGCGATAGCAACAGGACTAACTACTTTTTGCTCAGTTTGCTGTCCGCCAGCGGCACCTGGTACGTCTGTACTTACATAATTACCTGTAATAATTTTTGTCCACATTTGATTAAAATTTAAATTGAAAGACAATATGTCTTTATTTTTACCAGTATACTGCCATTCATATCTTCTAGCAGTCATACCTTCATAATCAGATGCAGGCGGCTTGTATGTTGGAACAAAGATTGATGACAGTTTTGTGTAGTGTACTTTCCTAGGAATTATTTGAAATGTTATTATCTTAGGAGTGATATTTCTAGCAGTGTCATGCCGATCATCCGGTTGATTTTCTACTTTAGTCACTACTCTCCACCAGTTAATCCATCCGCCTTTATTAAAGTCACCTTGGAATTGAGTTTTAATTTTTTCAGTAACGTATAAACTATCTTGAATAATTGCATCAATTATTTTTGTTAAGCCTAAGGACCCTGGTATGGTCAATGTTGCTTTAAGATTTTCAGGTTGTTCTCCTACTTGCACAGTGCCAGTTATATATGATGTTTTAGTAAATTCTTTATTTGCCGCATCTTTAAAAATGTCAAACATTTGGGCTTTGGCGAACTCACTATTGTCAGTTACGTTTCCTTTTTCATCATGAAATACAATTTTATATCGATTGAGTTTGTACTTAGTTTTTTCTTCGGCTGATTTTTGTATATTCTCTAATGAAAGTTCTAAGTCTTTTATAACTTCCCCAACAGTTACTCCTTGCACATTTATTTCTTGATTTATTTTATTAGAATCGTCATAAGTTCCTGTTTGATTGACTGGAACTCCTTTAATCTCCCACGTGGTACCTTGCTGTGTTAGCTTGGCTTCCATGTGTGTAATAATCATTGGATAATATCTTGTTGTATAAGGTATTAATTCTGGTTGTGTAGAATCTTCGTGATATCCAACAAAATCAATTTTTAAAACAAAAGCATTTGATTTGTCAAAATTCTTATATCCTTTAACAGTTAACGCGGTAATAATATTTGTTAAAAAAGTGTCAAGACTATATGGCTCAACAATTTTTAATCGTATTTCAGTAGTCCAATCTCTTGACTTGCCTACAAAGTTTTTAATATACAAGTCTTCTAAATAATAATCATAGTTTGCATTAGCAGATTGATTAAGCGTGTTAATAATATTTTGCAAATTATTAAGTGTTTGAGACTTTGAACCTTTTGGTGCACCGGTTCCTTTTCCGTGGCTAGAAAATATAACATTAGTAAATCCAGCAGTCTTGTAAGATCCTGATTTTAATTCTTCAGGACTTACTACTGCAAATGTTACTCTATAATTAAACGTTCTATAATCATGCAGTATATTTTCTCCTGGATAGGATGCGCTTCTAATTATATTGTTTAAAAGATTGGTGCCAAGCTCTTTTAGTGTTGAACCAGTTGTTGCTCGTTGAAGAGACATTATGCAACTCCTAAGTCTTTGAACAGTTGTGATCTTTGTGGAATATAAATTTTTATTCCAGCAACTAAATCGTAAATTGGATCTTTAATTACTTCAGGGTTCCTCATGGCAAACACCCACCACAACTTAGGATCCCCGTATGCATCATTAGCCAACAAGTCTGGACGATACTCGTACTGAGATGGCAGTTCAACCAGTGTATCGTCAAGTGCCATTGTTATTTCCCTTGGTGTCCAAACATCAAGATAAAAATCAGTTAGCTGTGTATTTTTATATGGTGAATATTCACCATATTTGTATTCATTCATTATAGATATCCTCTTCCATCCAACGCTCCAGATATAAACTGGTCCACACTAAAGTTGGACATTTCTCGTCTACTATAAACAGGAATTAATGTCATTGATATTGTACTTAATGTAGGAACTTTGTTAACTCTATTGCCAAAGTTAAATCCAGTAATATAATCTACATCATTGGGTAAGTCAATACTAAATCCACCTACTACCACAGGAATGTTTTCATAAACGTTTGCTCCGTATGCATTAAATCGACAAACTGGAGGTGGTGATCCAGATAGTGAGTCATTGCCTGTACGCATTTTTGTAATAGCTCTCAAGGCATGCACAGTTGCTAGCCAATAAACTGCTTCTTGTCTATTTTGTACTGGAAATTGTCCAGACACACTTATGGTTCCAACATCTGTGTTCTGATAAGAATAAACTGCATAATTACTATGTTGTATGGTAGCTGGATTCCAATTTACTTTGGTGTCTTGTTTTACAGTAGGAGTTACTGGAAAATAAATTCCTGCCCATGCACCTGGATTTGACCCTGTTGGGTTACTATCTAAAACTTGAGTAATAGATCCGACAGGCCAATACTGATTAGGAATTTTCAAATATACTCTACTTTCTAAACTCGCTTGTCTTTCTTGGGAGGTAAAACTAACTTTGACCGTAGAGTTCAACACCTTATCTGCCGCGGCAGTCCTAATAATAGACTGTCCGTTAGTAAGTTGTCCGGAACCCCATATTTCCTGGGCCGATGCCGCAAGATTAGTAAAACTGAAATCACTCATTTGAATATTCTCCCTACATATTTATTTGACAAAATTATGTAGGTAGTTTATAATATAGTTATTAGGAGTCTATAACAATAATGATAATAACGACTGTAAAGAGAAACAAATATCTTAACAACAAAGACCTACTGTTACAGATACACAAGAGCAAGAACACATACGGATCATTTATGGGTCCAGAATATGAAGATTACGACTTAATTTTACCTTCTGTTGATAAAATCAATGTAAGAACTGTTGCAGAAGCCAAGCGTAATAGGGCCAAACGATTAGGCACTAGGTTATATCAACAAAATAAAGCCCAAGGTATTAAGGACGTTAAACTAGTTGACTGCATAATTGATTACAAAAAAGTTCCAAAAACTGATTTAGTTTTTAGAATCATGACTCATGAACATGTTCCGCTTGCGCCTGGACGCAAGAAGACGGTAAAAAGCACAGCTGACGCTCATGAAAGATGCAATTTTCCTCCCTATCAACATTGGGCATTCGATGCTAATGATGTACTGATATGTGTAGGAAAAAGTCATTGGAAGGGTCCTTTACAGACTGGAACGTTTTCCAAAGAACACGGAAGAATTACTGAAGAGCTTGGCAAAATGTATCTAATGCTAGCTGATAGATATGCTCAAAGAAGCAATTGGCGTGGGTATACGTATGTTGAAGAAATGAAAGGACAGGCTATTCTACAGCTAAGTCAAATTGGCTTACAGTTTGATGAATCCAAGTCTGAAAATCCATTTGCCTACTACACTGCCGCAGTAACAAATAGCTTTACCCGTGTGCTCAATATTGAGAAACGTATGCAAAATATTCGTGACGATATGTTAGAAGAAAGTGGGTTAACTCCTAGCTTTACAAGACAGAATCAACAAGAATATGCAGAAGAAACGGCACGTCAAGCTGCCTTGTATAAGGGAATGCGACAAGCAAAAAGTGAAGATACTCCAGAGGAAGAAGCTGAATGACAAATCTTTTTAAGAAAGCAGCCTGTTTTACTGATATCCATTTTGGGTTGAAGAGTAATAGTCGTACACACAATGAAGATTGTGCTGATTTTGTTGATTGGTTTATTGCTACTGCTAAGGAAAAGGGTGCAGAAACTTGCATTTTCTTAGGAGATTGGCATCATAATCGCTCAACAACTGACGTTAGTACAATGAATTATACAGTAAATGCACTAGAAAAACTTAACAGTGCATTTGATACTGTACACATTATTACAGGCAATCATGATCAATATTATAAGGACAAACGAGATCTACATAGTTTAGAATATGGCAGACTGTTTCCAAATATCAACATGGTTAATCATGCTTTCACAGAAGGAAATGTTACTATACTTCCCTGGCTAGTGGGCGACGAGTGGAAGAGCATTGAGAAAATCAAAAGCAAATACATATTTGGGCACTTTGAACTACCGTTGTTTTATATGAACGCTATGGTGCAAATGCCTGACCATGGAGAACTACAGCCCACTCACTTTAAACATCAGGACTATGTTTTTAGTGGTCACTTCCATAAAAGACAAAGCAAAGACAAAGTTCATTACATTGGCAATGCATTTCCGCACAACTATGCTGACAGTTGGGATGACATGCGTGGTATGATGTTGTTGGAATGGGATAAGCCTCCTGAATATATTGATTGGCCTGACTGTCCTAAATATCGTTCTGTAAAATTAAGTAGACTTCTTGATGAAAAAGATAGTATAATGAAGGGTAAGATGTACTTACGTGTTACTCTTGACATTGATATTACCTTTGAGGAAGCTAACTTCATCAAAGAAACTTTTATGAAAGAGCATGATATTCGAGAACTAAGTTTGATAACAGAGAAGGATAACTTGGAAGGACTAATTGATGAAAACACCGATGTTAAATTTGAAAGTGTAGATCAAATTGTCGCTGAACAGATTGTTGCCTTAGAGACTGGCACATATAATAACAATACTCTATTAAGCATTTATAACGGACTTCATGTTTAAACTAAAAACAATAACAGTAAAAAACTTTATGAGTGTGGGCAACCAGACTCAAGCCGTGGATTTTGATAAGAATCATTTAACTTTGGTGTTGGGTGAGAACGTAGACTTGGGCGGCGATGACAGTGGTAGTCGTAATGGCACTGGAAAAACAACAATCATCAATGCTTTATGCTATGCATTGTATGGCGAAGCGTTGACCAAGATCAAAAAAGAAAATCTAATCAACAAGACAAACGGTAAAAATCTAGTTGTCACATGTGAATTTGAAATTAATGGAAGACAATATAAAATTGAAAGAGGTCGAAGACCAAACTTCTTAAAATTTTATGTTGACCACGTAGAGATCAAAGACGATTCACAAGCAGATGATGACGCACAAGGGGACAGTCGTGAAACGCAAAAGGCGATTGAATCCTTATTGGGCATGAGTCAAACAATGTTTAAGCACCTAGTGGCCTTAAACACATATACTGAACCATTTCTAAGTATGCGAGCAAACGATCAACGAGAAGTTATCGAGCAATTGCTTGGCATTACATTGTTAAGTGAGAAAGCAGAATTACTTAAAGTTCAAGTAAAAGAAATTAAAGATCAAATTCAAGCAGAAACTTTTAAAATCGACAGTATAAGGAGTAGTAATGAAAAAGTCCAACAATCAATTGACAGCCTCTCTACTAAAAGTAAAGCATGGGAGTCCAAACGAGAACAAGATTGCGCCGGCTATCAGTCAGCGATTGCCGAATTGCGCTCTGTTGATATCGAAGGAGAAATTGAAAAACATTCTAGACTCAAGGTGTATAACGAACTAACAGCTAAAATTAGTTCCTTAAACAAACAAAAAGCAACACTTGAGACTGCTGTTGGGCAAGCAGAAAAGACTGTTGGGAAGTATACTAGAGAGTTAGAACAACTTGATAGTAAAAAATGTCCCGCATGTGAACAAGAACTGCATGATCACAAGCATGATGAGATGAAAGAAACTGCTGCCAAGCACTTGACTGATTCAATATTGTATCAAGACAAAGTGTTAGCAGACCTTAATCTAGTTTTAAAAGAATTATCTGACATTGGCGACATCAATGGAAGACCTTCTACCTATTATGATAGTGCAGAACAAGCGTACAATCATAAAAACAATGTTGAAAGTTTGAGCAAAGCACTTGCTGACAAGCAAGTAGAATTAAATCCTTACACTGAACAAGTGGACGAGTTAAGAAAAACTGCTTTGCAAGAGATTACGTGGGACACAGTTAATGAATTAACAAGTGTCAAAGACCATATGGAGTTCTTACACAAACTGTTAACCAGCAAGGATAGCTTTATCCGTAAGAAAATTATTGATCAGAATCTTGCATATCTAAATAAACGCCTTAGTTACTATCTAAATAAAGCAGGACTGCCGCATCAAGTTAAGTTTTTAAACGATCTAAACGTCGAGATTACACAGCTCGGGCAGGATTTAGACTTTGATAATCTCAGTAGAGGTGAACGCAATAGACTTATTTTAAGTCTAAGCTGGGCGTTCCGTGATGTATGGGAAAGTTTATATCATCCAATCAACTTGTTGTTCATTGATGAATTGATTGATGCAGGTATGGACTCTGCAGGAGTTGAGGGTGCTCTAGCAATCCTTAAAAAGATGGCTAGGGAACGAGATAAAAATATCTATTTGATCAGTCACAAAGATGAACTTGCAGGTCGAGTAAACAGTATTCTAAGAGTTATTAAAGAAAACGGGTTTACCAGCTACTCAACTGATACAGATGTTATTGAAACACCAGTATAACTATGTTTAAAGAAAAGCATGAACGATTTCTAGAACTTATTATTGCATATTACAACTGCAAAGAGAACTGGTTAGAAAACGGCACACGCAATCACACCATTGCGTACCGTAAAGTTCTGAAAGAATTAAGCAGGTTAACTAAAGAGATGTCTGATATCGTGATGGAAGCACAGCACGATAGATGGCAGGAAAATAAGAAAATGCGTGAAAACGGAGGTACTTTTGTTACAAGAAGAAGGCCAAAAGTATAATAATCAATTTCTTCACAACTACAGCGTATTAGAATTAAGTAATACGCACTTCAGCTTATAAAAAGGAAAATAAAAATGTCAGATACTATTAAATTAATTGAAGATTCACTAGCACAATGGAAGGCTGAGGACGAAAAATTCGTCAAGGGCAACAGTGCCGCTGGTACAAGAGCTCGTAAGGCATTGGCAGAACTAGCAAAAGCAGTTAAAGTTCGCCGTAATGAAATCACAGCAGAGAAGAACGCTCGCAAAGAAGCTAAGGCGTCCTAATGTCTGATGCTGACGTTAAGAAAATACTTCAACTTGAACAAACTGTAAAACGATTAGAGTTTCAAGTTGCACAACTAGCTCAAAGGATTAATTATTTTGAGCGTGAACGTCAACGAATCAAAACTGATATAAATCACATTGCAGGGATCCTTAGAAAGCAATGACATGGTTGCACGAAGGGATCACTGTTGATCAGCTTCCAGAAGAGTGTGTTGGGTTTGTATATATTATAACCAACACACTCACTGGTCGCAAATACATAGGCAAAAAATTAGCTAAGTTCGCAAAAACTACTTACAGAGTACAAAAATTAAAAAATGGTACTAAGAAGAAAAAACGAATTAGAAGCAAAGTAGATAGCGACTGGCAAGAATATTATGGCTCAAGTGACGAACTAAACAAAGACATAGAGACATTAGGCAAAGAAAACTTCAAACGTGAAATTCTCCACTATTGCACGAGTAAGGCAGAAACTTCATATCTAGAAGCCAAAGAGCAATTTGAACGTAAGGTATTGGAAACTGATGAGTATTACAATGGCCACATTCAAGTTCGCGTCCACGGCTCACACATAATCAAAAAATTTAAGGCTCAACTTAACAGTTAATGACTCGCACAGGTTAATATCATGTGCCTAGAGACAACCCGATAATAAGGGGGACGGAAGCCTTGCCGCTGTAGCAAGCACTCAACTAGTATCCTTAACAGGACCACGATAGCAAGCACGCCTGCTGTTTAGTTGTTTGAATAGAGTCAAAAAAGGCAAAAAGAAGGGAGAAAAACCCTACGTTTGTAAGTGTGTTAGCGTACATTTGCAAACTGCCGTCATAATGAAGACGCAACTCGAGGTACCGGATGACCGCCTCTGTAATGTTGTAACGCTAAGTGGTTGTGCTACTCGGATAATGTAGACCATTTCACTTCGCCCGCCAGGGCGAAGTGTGGCTGATTAATCTGGATAATATCGTAAACACTTCGTGTTTTATAATTGTTCTTATTATTAAATGAAATAAATTGTGAGTTATGAAATAACGAACAAGTGAGCGTTAGCTCACTGATAAATCATACTACTGATATCAACTTATACTTTAAGGATAACTCAGATTAAAGGCATACCGGACTCTTTGGTCCACTCCATATTTTCCTTTACGATTTCATTGATGGCTTGTTTCTGCTCGTAGGTCAACTGAAATGCCTCATCAGTGGTAAGGCCACCACGCATGTACCATGCTAACCTGAATGTATCTTTCTCAATGGCTTTTGCTTCTTTGTCGAGTCCTGCTGATATCTCAACAATTTCAGGAAGAGTTTTAGACAAAAGCCTTAGACGAAAAAATTTGAATAATCAAACTCAAAAGGAATTTCCATCTGTGCAGGTGATCCTAGATCCACATACTGCTGTGGAGTCTGTATGGTCATGAAACGTTTGTTGTTTCTATCATTAAGAGTTCTAAACGCTTTGGCCACAACATCAAAGAATTCTTTATCACAATTTTCTAAAAACTCTTTAATTTGTAATGGATCAGTAGTGTTACCTTCAGTGGTATCAATGCGTTTAATTCCGTTCAACATTTGCATTAGAGTAGCATCTGCTAGGCGTCCCATGGCATTTGCTGCCATGTCAATACGCTGTTCTTCACTTAAATCTTCGTTTTGTATAATAGTTTGTAACACACGGTTACTGTCAAAACTTAGTAAGCTGTAGTCAGTTAACACTTTGTAGGTAACTGGCTCGATGAATATGGTCATATCGTTGCTTACTTTTACTTCTTCTTCCCAGTAAGTATTTTCTACGATCTGATCTAAAAGTGGTCTGAGGTCAATTTCAAACGGCTCTTTCTCATTCGTGCCTGGAATACTCACATCCATGGTCATCTTTTCACCATATGTGGCAATACGTATAGCAATTAATATTGCATCCAAATCTAGACTTGGACATTTCCAAGGATCTAAAATATTTGGAACACAGCTTTTAATCACATCTACTGTGGTACGTCCGTTGAACAAGGCATCGGGAGTTCTAATCAACAGTTCGTCTTTGACTGTTAATCCATAAACTGGAAACTCGCCGTTGTCTGGCATTTCCAAACTGCCCTCAGGCCAAAAGCGTCCTTGGCTGGGCAATTTTAGAAATAATTTTGGTCTTCTCATAAATGAAGACAGGGGATTTTTACGTGAACTTTCCATTTTTTAACTCCGATAAATAATATACTGCATTATTTATATGCGTATATTTCTGGGGAAATTAAATGTCTGAAGTCACAGGATCAATAGGTAGCGAAAGCGTTAGACTGCGTGGTATGGCGCTGGAAGAAACGCAACGACAAATACTCATGGCTATTACTAAAACCGCTGGACAATCGAAAGGCATATTTGGAGCAGTGGGGGATGAAGCAAAAGAACTTGGCAGCAAGTTTGGAGGAGCTAGTAAAGTCATAGGTATTATTACTAAAGCTGGCGGAATTTTGGCCGACACGTTGAAAGCTGTTACAGGTGGACTTGACAGTTTAGTTGACCAGATACGTGTTGCAGACAGTGGTATAAGACAAAGCGGAACAAATCTTAGAATATTAGCTGCCAATACTGCCATGACTGACTCTGCAATAGGTAAAGCTACTAGTAAAATATATAAATTTGCCGCAGAAGGTATTGGTCAGTTAGAAGAACAATTTGATGTTTATAAAAAATTAAGCAATATTGGTGGTGTAGTTGCTGGAGATTTTGACAATTTACGAATTAATGCCAGTGCATTAGGTGTCAACATGCAAGAGTACGCCGGATTAATGGAAGAAAATTTCCTTAATTTAAGATTAGGTGGACGTAGTGCTAGAGTTGCTATGGGAACTGTTACAGGTATTGCAAAAGATATACGCGAATCAGGCGAAGTATTTAATAATGAATTTATGCGATTAGGCATTGGCGCTAATGACTATGGCAAAGTTATTTTACAAAACTCTACTCTTCTTGGAGGATTGCGACAAGCTGAAGGTGCAGGAAGTAAAGATTTTAGAGACAAACTGTTGCTGACCACAAAAAGTGTTACTCAGTTAGGTGATGCGTTTGGGTTCAATAGAGAAGTTGTTATGAAAGCTGCCAACGAAGCATTACAAGATGCTCGTAATAGAACAATTTTTAATAACATTAGAGAAGAAGGTAAGCAACAGATGCTATCTCTAATGACTGGTATGTTTGGCGGAGATGCGCAAAAAGGCATGCGAGCTACCATTGCGGCTTATACTGGACGCTTTGATGAGCAATCTGCTGTGCTTGCTGGCATGGCCCCTGACCTAATGCAAAAGATGAAAGCTCTTTCGGCAGCAGTAGCTAAAGGTGTGCCAGTAATGGATGCTATCAAACAAGTTGATTTAGGTCCTACGTTCGCAAGGATAGAAAATCAGTCAAATGATTTAGCACAAGGATTTTTAGATAATGCTGGAGCTCCTGGCATTGCGGCTAATGCATTGTTAACGTTACAGCAAATGTTTGGCGATATGCCAGCTGTTCAGAAAAGATTAGAAGATTCTACAAATAGTCTAACAGATAAACAAGGAACAAATTTAGACGCATTAGGTCGATTCCAAAGAGAAAATATTAAAATGGCAATTTCAATGTCCATGGCAAACAAGACTTTGAATAATTTTGGATTGAGTATTGCTTTAGGGTCACAAGTGATTACAACTGCAATGAGTAGGATTGCAAGAGAAATTGGAGTTCAAGCAGATCCTTTAGTAGATGGGCTAGTCAACCAAATGAATTCAGTAAACAAAACTGCTACTGATTATATTAATAAACTTGCCGATGGCGTTGGCAAAGATATGGACGCTACTGTAGCGTCTGCTTTAGAAATATTGGAAAGTACTGGTCTTCTAAATAAAGAACAAATCAAAGCGTTTAAAGAAGCAACTGCAAGTTCTAGACAAGCAGGTGGAACTACCAGTGGCTCAAATAATGCTACTAACGCACGTCCAGCATCAAGCACCACTGGTGGCGCACAACAGTCGTCAGCACAGTCGCCCTCTTCAGCAAATGCGGCAACCCCTGCAAGAACTAATTTAGGGCCAGCGGCAAACGAACTGTTAGGCGCAATTGAAGGAGTTCAAAGATTTAATGCTAATGCAACAGAAGATAAAAAAAATCGTGGTGGAATAAAATTTGATTATAAGATTAACAAAGGTGAAGAAGTATCTAAACAAGTTGATCAAATTAAAACATTAATGGCACAAGCCAATTTAAAAGAAGGTACTGATTTTAAATTGGCTAGCCAATATGATGGTAATACCGGCAAAATTGGTGTTGAGTTTATGTCAACAGAAGCCGCAAATAAATTTGCAGAAGTGGCTTCAAAAATAAAAAATCCACCAGCACCTCCAGCACCCGTAGCATCTGCTCCAAAACCTGTGACAAGTGCTGTAGTACAAACAGGTGCAACTAACCCAAATACTCAGCCAGCAGAGTCACCAGTACAAGTAGCCACTTCTAGTGCTGTAGCATCGCAAACTCCGGTAAATACTAATAACGGAACACAAGTGGCTACATTACAATCAGGTTCTGATGCATTTGATAGGTTGCTTCAGAATAATAATGCAAATACCACAAGAGTGATTGATAAATTAGAATCATTGACAGCTTCTATCAAGATGTCAATACCAATGAGTTAAGGATTAAGAATGGCTTGGAAAAAATATTTTACACCAGTTAAGGTTAATAATGACGGGGGTTCTAAGAGTCTCATTTCAGGATCAGGTGGATCAAACTATAACGCATTTAGAAGTAACTATTCCAGCTTTCTCCCTGATGTTTATTCAGGACATCCAAATAGATTAGAAAGATATCAGCAGTACAATACCATGGATGCAGACAGTGAAGTCAATGCGGCATTGGACATATTAGCTGAGTTTTGCACACAAAAGAATAAAGATAACGGCACTGCTTTCAACATTGATTATAGAGAGCAAGCAACAAATACTGAAGTTAAATTACTAAAAAAATGTCTACAACAGTGGCACAAGTTAAATCAGTTTGATGTAAGAATTTTTAAAACTATTCGTAATCTGTTCAAGTTTGGTGATTGCTTTTTTGTTAGAGATCCAGAAACTCAAAAATGGGTTTACATAGACCCTAGTAAGGTTGACAAGATAATTGTTAACGAAAGTGAGGGCAAAGAGCCTGAGCAGTATGTTATTCGTGACTTAAACATTAACCTACAATCATTAACAGTAACACAAATTAATCCAAATGCACCTAATGCAACTCCTGGTAACGCGGCATACGTTACTGGTGGAGGATTTCAGCGTGGTATGGTTGGCGGATATCCACAGTTAACAGGCAGTAGATTCAGTAATAGCCAAGAGCAAGTGGCTATTGATGCTAATCATGTGATACATTTAAGTCTGAGTGAAGGACTTGATAGCAACTTCCCATTTGGTAACAGTTTGCTTGAAATGTGTTTCAAAGTCTACAAGCAAAAAGAATTATTAGAAGATGCGATCATTATCTATCGTGTGATGAGAGCTCCAGAAAGACGTGTGTTCTATGTTGACGTGGGTAATATGCCTAGTCACTTGGCCATGAGCTTTGTTGAAAGAGTTAAAAACGAAGTAAATCAAAGACGTATTCCCAGTGTTACAGGCGGTGGACAAAGTGTTATTGACAGCGGATTTAACCCGCTAGCCATCAACGAAGATTACTTCTTCCCACAGACAGCAGAAGGTCGTGGAAGTAAAGTTGAAGTACTTCCAGGCGGAAGTAATTTAGGTGAAATTGAAGATTTACGCTTCTTTACTAACAAATTATTCCGTGCATTGCGTATACCAAGTAGCTACTTGCCAACAGGTCCAGACGATTCAAATGCAAGTTTTAGTGATGGACGTGTAGGCACAGCCTATATACAAGAGCTACGTTTTAACTTTTATTGTGAACGTTTACAAAGTTTATTCACAGAAGCATTTGATTTAGAATTTAAATTATATCTTAAAAACTGTGGAATCAACATTGATCCAAACTTATTTGATTTAAAGTTTAATCCTCCACAAAACTTTGCCAGCTATCGTCAAGCAGAGATGGACGGTCAACGTGTAAGCACATTCCAAGCAGTTGCAGAAGTTCCTTATATGAGCAAACGTTTTGCACTAAAACGTTTCTTAGGACTTAGTGCAGAAGAAATGCAAGAGAATGAATTGCTATGGCGTCAAGAAAACATTGTTGGTAACACTGGCAATGCACAAAATCCTGGACAAGAGATGCGCGGTGCTGGTATAACTCCAGGCGGCATACAAGGTGACTTAGACGAATTTACCGATAACGAAGGTGATTCAGGAGTCCCACCACCAGGCGCAGAACCCACAGGCGAAGCGGGTGGGGGCGGTGGAGCAGGTGCACCAGCAAGTCCAGCGCCATCGCAATAAATACATTACTATGTTCTTACGCGAATTCATTTATTTTAATAAAGATTCTCTTGGTCAAGATGAATACGATAATCAACCTTTGGAAGATAAAAGGTATAACTCAGACGATGATAAGGATGTTCTTACATTGTCAGATACACGTAAAACTCGCTTGTCCTTAAAACAAATTAATCAAATGCGCAAGAATCATGAAGCACATGTTTCTGAGATGGCTGAAGAATCTGAGTTGATACAAGCTCAGTATGCTACGCCAGTTCAGGCTCCTGCTTAATAAAATTCTTAACATTTAAATAAAATCTTGTCAAAAAGACGTCTTTTTGGCATATTTTCGCTATATATATTATCTACGCTGTAAATATACTCGACAGCCTTGCCTATATAATCAAAGGAGAATTTCGCAATGCAAAATAAATTTGAACAATTATTAGATTATCTAATTAACGAAGAAACACAAAAAGCCAACGAACTGTTCCATCAGATCGTTGTTGAAAAAAGCCGCGGCATCTACGAGAGCTTAATTTCTGAAGAAGAAAAGAAAGAAGAAGATGACAAGGAAGATGACGTTGAAAAAACTGATGAGAATTTTGGTTTTGACAGCGGCGAACAAGTTATTGAAATCGGCGGAGAACCAGCAGACGACTTAATGACAGACGTTGGAATGGGTGACGACGATGAAGGTGAAGAAGATGAAATGGCCATGGATGCAGAATTTGGCGATGATTCAGAAATGGGCGGTGACGGTGATGTAGAAGACCGCGTTCAAGATTTAGAAGACGAGCTAGAGTCACTTAAAGCAGAATTTGAAGCTCTAATCGCTGGTGAAGGTTCTGATATGGAATCTGAAGAAGGCGAAGAAGAAGGTGAAGAAGGCGAAGAAGAAGGCGAAGATGAAGAAGACGTACTTCGCGAATACACAGAACAAGTTGGTGGAAAGCAGTATAACCAATATGGTAAAATGGGTGACAATGGACAAAACACAAAGTCTATCGTTGCTGGAAAGAACGACATGGGTGGCACAGCTAGCAACATTGCACAAGGCGGTGAAGCTAAAGGCGAAGGCACAAAGGGTGGTTTGTTAAACCCAAGTGCTAAAGAAGAAAGTGCTGGCAACATCAATGTTCCAGGCGGCAATGCTGGTAAGACAGCGTTCAAGAAGAAAGAACCTGGTCACGGTGCAGAGAAGAAAGGCGCTGGTGAGCAAGCAGGTAATACTAAGAGCCCACTAGGTTCTAAGTAATTTTAGGATAAGTTAATGAGCTTTTTATTGCGCGAAAGTTTGTCGTTTGATCAGGCACGTTGTGTCGTTGAATCAGACGACAAAGACGGCAAGAACCTTTATATGAAGGGAATTTGTATCCAAGGCGGGATTCGTAATGCGAATCAGCGTATATATCCTGTTGATCAAATAGGTAATGCTGTCAACACGTTAATTGATCAAATTAAGAACGGATACAGCGTATTAGGCGAAGTTGACCATCCAGACGATTTGAAAGTTAATTTGGACCGCGTAAGTCACATGATTACAGATATGTGGATGGACGGTCCTAACGGTTACGGTAAGTTTAAAATCTTACCAACACCAATGGGAAATTTAGTACGCACCATGTTAGAGTCCGGCGTTAAGCTAGGAGTATCGAGTCGTGGTAGCGGCAACGTTAATGATGGCAATGGCGAAGTATCAGACTTTGAAATCATTACGGTAGATGTAGTAGCACAACCAAGTGCGCCAGGTGCGTATCCTACAGCCATTTATGAGCATTTTATGAATTCTCGTGGTGGTAATAGAGCTATACAAGTGGCACATGAAGTTAGAGAAGATCCAAAGGCCCAAAAATATCTTAAGGAAAGTATCCTTAATATTATTCAAGGTCTAAAATAAGCCCGAGGAGAAAAAGAGATGTTGGACGCATTCAAAAAACTTTTCGAAAGCGGAATGATTTCTGAGGAAATCAAAGCCGAAGTCGAAACAGCTTGGAACGCCAAACTTCAAGAAACTCGCGATGTACTAACAGCTGAACTTCGTGAAGAGTTCGCTCAACGTTATGAGCACGATCGTGCAACTATTGTTGAGTCACTTGACAAGATGATTGGTGAACAGTTAGAAAGCGAAATTGCTGAATTCGTTGCTGACAAACAAAGCCTTGCAGAAGCAAGAGCCCAGTATGAAGCAAAAATTTCAAAAGATTCTGAAGTATTAGAAGCTTTTGTTGTTAAGAATTTAGCTAGAGAGTTAGGTGAATTCCAAAGCGATCGTCAGAAAGTTGCAGAAAACTTCGGAAAGCTAGAAGCTTTCGTAGTTGAAGCACTTGCTCGTGAGATTAAAGAATTCGCAGAAGATAAGAAAGACCTTGCAGAAACTAAAGTTAAATTAGTTCGCGAAGCAAAAGAAAAATTTGCTGAAATCAAACAACAATTTATCGCTAAGAGCGCAACAATTGTTGAGAACGCAATTACAAAAAATCTTACAAAAGAGATTTCGCAATTACGTGAAGATATTGATAGCGCACGCCAAAATAACTTTGGACGCAAGATTTTCGAAGCCTTTAATGCAGAATATATGGCTAGTCATGTTAATGAAAAATCCACAACTTCACGTTTGTTGAAGATTGTAGATAAGAAAGAAACAGAACTAGCAGAAGCACAAAAAACTATTGCAGAAGTACAGCAAATTGTTGAAAGCAAAGAACGTGAAATCCGTATTGCTAACGACATGATGAAGCGTAAAGAAGCAATGCAAGAATTACTAGCTCCGCTAAGTGGTGAAAAGAAAGCAGTTATGAATCAACTTTTAGAAGGTGTACAAACTTTCAAATTAGCTGATGCTTTCGACAAGTACTTACCAGCGGTGATGGAAGGCAAGGCACACACTAAGGCACCAAAACAGGCACTAAATGAGAGTAAAGAGGTTACAGGCGACAAGCCAACCAAGATCACTGCCGAGGAAGGTATTGATAATTTAATTGACATCCGCAAACTAGCGGGTCTAAAATAATTAGGAGAAACAAATGTCCGTATTGCTAAATGAAAAATGGCAAGATACAAAAGAGGCCCTACTAGAAGGCCTACAAGGCCACAAGCGTAGTGTCATGGGTGTGACCCTTGAAAACACTCGTAGGTATCTTGCAGAAAGTGCAACAGCTGGTTCAACCAGTGCAGGTAACGTTGCAACACTAAACCGCGTGATTCTTCCAGTAATCCGCCGTGTAATGCCAACAGTCATTGCTAACGAAATCGTTGGCGTACAACCAATGACTGGTCCAGTTGGTCAAATCCACACACTACGTATTCGTTACGCAGATGGTGGTGATGGCGTAACAGCTGGAGATGAAGCACTAAGCCCATTCAAGATTGCGGCTGCTTATTCTGGTAACAACACAGACGCTACACCAGGTGCAAGTAGTACTGCTAGCCTAGAAGGCAACCCAGGTAAGCGTATGAGTATCCAAATCTTGAAACAAGCTGTAGAAGCCAAGACACGTAAGCTAAGTGCTCGTTGGACTTTTGAAGCTGCTCAAGATGCACAAGCTCAGCAAGGTATTGATATCGAAGCTGAAATTATGGCTGCTCTAGCACAAGAAATTACAGCTGAAATTGACCAAGAAATTCTTTCTAGCCTACGTGGTCTAGCAAGCGTTGGTCAAACTTACGACCAAGCTGCCGTATCTGGTACAGCTACATTCGTTGGTGACGAGCATGCCGCATTGGCAGTTCAAATCAACCGTGTTGCTAACCAAATCGCTCAGCGTACACGTCGTGGTGCAGGTAACTGGGCTGTTGTGTCTAACCAGGCATTGACAATTCTACAATCTGCAACAACAAGTGCGTTTGCACGTACAACAGAAGGTACTTTCGAAGCTCCTACAAACACTAAGTTTGTTGGTACATTGAACGGTGCTATGCGTGTGTATGTTGATACATACTTAGCAGACAGTGGTAGCCAAACTATCAATGACAACCAAGTATTAGTTGGTTATAAAGGTCCTAGCGAGGCAGATGCTGCCGCGTTCTATTGCCCATATATTCCTCTAATGAGTTCTGGTGTTGTTCTAGATCCAGCTACTTTTGAACCAGTAGTTGGCTTCATGACACGTTATGGTTATGTAGAGTTAAACAACACTGCTTCTTCTCTAGGTAACGCGGCTGACTATCTAAGCAAGGTATCTATTACCGCTGCCAACGTTAGCTTCCAATAATCTTAAGAGATTAGAAGAAAAACAAAAAGCCCCAGCAATGGGGCTTTTTTGTGAGTAAATATACTTGTGATGGAAGAGTATTCTATAACTAATAGTTTAGACTGGCAACAGGTCAGATCTAGGATGTCTAAGAGTAAAGGTAACTTGGGCATATTTAAACGCGACATTGATCGGTTACTTAGAGGCATTGATGTTGAGATAGTTAAACTGGGTA